TTAATTTCCCTATTTTATGGTTAAAATCATTTTTGTTTATAGATTTATATAAAACTTTCTCTGTTGTAATATAATTACTTTTATTATGTGTTTTACTGGGGAAAATAAATTTCTTTTTTATGTCATTCCTAACACCAATAATAAACACCCTTTTCCTATTTTGTGGTACACCATAATCTCTTGCATTTAATATTTTATCGAATAAAGTGTACCCATAATTAGACAACTCTTTTTTTATTAAATTAAAAACTTTCCCTTTTTCCATCGTGACCATACCTGAAACATTTTCCATTAAAAACATCTTAGGTTTAATTTTATTTATAATCCTACCATATTCCTTAAATAACTTATTCCGAGGATCATCAAATGATCTTAATGGGTTTGCAGTAGAAAATCCTTGACATGGTGGACCACCTATAATAATATCCCCATATGGTATTTTATCTAAATTTCTTATATCGTCACAAATTATATGGTTGCCAATATTTTTAATATATGTTTCACATGCATATTTATTAAAATCATTCGCAAAAATTATTTTATATTTACCTGTTTTTGTGAATCCTAAATCTAACCCACCACTACCAGAAAATAAAGAAATTACATTAATTTTTTCCATATTCTATAACAATTCTATACCCATTACTTTTGCCGATTCTTTTACCTTATCAGACCATATACTCACCTGAACTTCCCCAATGTGTTTTTTCTGAAGTATTAACATTGCCAACCTTGATTGTCCGATACCACCACCTATACTTTGTGGTAATTTATCCTCTAATAATTGTTGGTGAAAATACAAATCTTTTCTATCTAAACAACCCTCAATTTCCAATTGTTTAAGTAATGCAGTTTTATCAACTCTTATACCCATAGAAGAAATTTCAAATGAACTACCTAATACTGGATTCCATATTAAAATATCACCATTTAAACCTTTCCCGTTTTCAGTCTCCGTAGACCAATCATCATAATCTGGTGCCCTACCATCATGTTTTTTACCATTCGATAATTTACCTCCTATACCAATAAGAAATACCGCCACATGTCTCTCAACAATTACATCTTCTCTTTCTTTTGGTGTTAAATCCGGAAATTCTTTTATTAAATCTTCAGTATGAATAAAAGTGATATCTTTTGGTAAAGATAATAGATTATCTGACCATCCATTAATTAGTGATATTTGATTAGTATATTTAAGTGTACTATAAATACTATTTACTGTTTTTTTAAGTGTGTTAAGATTTCTATCTTTTAATGAAATACATTTTTCCCAATCAAATTGGTCAACAGAAATTGAATGTATATTAGACATTTCCTCATCTGGTCGAAGTGCCTTCATATTTGTAACAATACCTTTACCTAATCCAACACTATATTCCTCCAATCTGAGTCGTTTCCATTTTGCCAAAGAATGTACCACTTCGGCCCTTTGTTCATTCATGTCTTTAATAGGGAACCCAACTGGTCTTTCAACACCGTTTAAGTCATCATTCACACCAGTCCCTTTAAGGACTACTACAGGGGCAGATACTTCAGTTAAATTTAACTCTTCACATAATTTATAAAGGAAAGTATTTTTTATCATCCTTATTGCATTTTCTGTTGTTAATTTACACATTTTTTTTGTTTCCATTTTATTATTTTTTTTATAAGTTTTTATTTTTGAATTAAATTATTTCACAACCATCAGCACCACAAGCAATTTCACCAGAAAGATTAGTATTATCCTGAGTTTCAATTATTTTAGTTAAATCAACGTTTTTAAGTGTAGACATCATTTTATTAAATGTTTCTTCATTGGAATCTTCAAACGGTGGTTGAACATATGACCCACCATCATAAGGTAATACTGACAAACCATTATAATGTTTTCTATTTTCCCACATCCATTCACCCGTAAGAACCCAATCATCTTCTTTTATTGATATTGTCGCAGACACATTATGTGTATTTTGACCACTTCTATGACCATTTTTTATCCATTCTTGAGAAACCTTTTTAACTCTTTTTAATAAATCAAACGATGATTCAGTTCTAAGAATAGATCCGTATGGTGATTTTTGTGGTATAGATATTACCGCAGTATCGTGTGGTCTAAAAATCTCATCTTCCACCAATTCCGGGTGAAAATTATTTAAATATGTGTAAATTGATTCATTTTTCCCTACTCTCAATCTTCTAACATAAAAATCATTATGCCATGCATGTATACCAGAAGACGTACCTAATACTAATGAAGATGTACCTGAAGGTTTAACAGTAGTTGTCCTTGCCGCCTTTTTAATACCAATTAATTTTGATACTCTTTCGTTTTCTACTTTAACTACTTTAGCCGCAGATTTCATATCATAACCTAAAACAACACCCGAACCAATTCCTGTCATACCTACACCAATTAAAGCATCTTTTTCTGTAGTTCTTTTCCACACATCTCTTAAATAATGGAAATCAGTATATCCGGCTTGTAATGTACCGATAAAAGATGCACCTCTTACCCTTTCTTCAAAATCTTCTTGTGATTCAATATCTGAAGCATTTACTTCACATAAATTACAGAACTGGTATGGTCTTAATGCTATTTCACAACAGGGATTTGTTCCCCAATCCTTATCATTCGAAAAATAAATACCTGGTTCACCTGCCCCACTTATTTCTATTCTTTTCCATAGATTTAGAAAGAATTCTTTTGTAACTTTATGTCTAAGTAATAATGCTGAATTATTTGCTCTACCTCTTTGTGGGTTAAGTTCCCACCAACTACCTGTTTTTGATGATATCATTTCATCATCATCGGCAGAAAAAAGACTAATTAATGCTGCCCTTCGAATACCACCTGCTAATACTGCATCTGCAATATAACAAATAATATCATATACTTCTATGGGTTCAAGTTTATCACCATCTTCTTTATTATTTAAAACTTTACTGATATTATGAATACAATCTTTTAATGGTTGTGGTCCAGGTGCTTTACCACCAGAAGTAACTAATAATGCACCTTTTTGTCTTACGTCAGAATAATCAAATACTGGTGTGGAAGATTTAACACCAAAATAAGATTCCACTAACACTTTTATTGCATCTGACCAACCTTCAATAGAGTCACCAATTAAATATCTTCGTTTTCTTTTAGGGTTAGGTCTTTTAATGTCAGGTAAATTTTCTACATGGTGTTTTTGAACTGAAAACCCAACGCCAGTACCCCCAAGTAACAAAAACATAGTTTCTGAAAACGCATCTACATGATCAATTGGGAGATATGCACAATTATATACCCTATTAGGTGAAATTTCTATTGGTTTACCACCAAATTGTAAACTTCTCATAGATGGTAATATTTTTTTATTATAAACCATCTTATACACCTCTTCTATTTCATCCTTCATATTAGGATATTTTTTTTGGTGCATATTTTTATTTCTTGTTACTAATTCATACCACGTTTCTCTTCTATTTTTTAATGGTAAAAATTTTGCATATTTCATATAAACTGTAATGTCAGATAAAATTTTATTTGATAACTCCATTTATTTATTATTTTTGTATTTTTATTATTTTTATTATTTTAATGTAACACTTTTAAAGAAAATAACAATAGTTAACTAAGATTATTTCTACTTTTTTTAATTGTTTCTTCAATAAACTTCGAATCCTTTCTTTTGTTATTGTGACCATGTTGTAAAAAACTTACATCTAAACTATTTGAACAGTCTATTACTAAGTTACCATTATTAAAGATAATATTTTCAAAAACAACACCATCTGGACCAAATCTTGATTTCAATATTGCGATATTTGCAGTACCATCTTGTTTCTGTTCTAATGTTTTACCAACAGATAATATAAAATGACCAATTTGACCCTTTTTAATAGACCCACCAATCATATTTGCCTCTACTAATTCTGCACCAATTGAACTTCTATTACCTTGTATCGCAGTCCACCCTGCAATATCTAATTCAGAAATCATAGTTTCAAATTGTCTCATCACATTCCCTTCACCACTATATTCATTTTCAAACTTTTTTGATGGTTGAACACAATCAATATAATCCAAAAAGATAATATCTGGTTTAATGCCACTAGAAATTAATTTTCTAAGATATTGTTTAATATGTGGGATAGTTGTACCATCACTAGGCATTTTTTTAAGTATTAAATGACCTTTATCTTTATATTTAGGTAAAAGTTGTTTAACCTCATCTCTTCTAGTATTTAATTCATTTAAATCAATACCAGTAAAACATGTTACGTGTTTTCTTTGAATAACTTTTGGGTTATCCTCAAAGAATATTTGTACAACATTTTTACCTCCTAAATAGGCATTATTTGCCAATCTGGTCATTAATGTAGTTTTACCAACACCAAAGGCGGCTAATATAACCCCAAGTTCACCTTTGGCAAGACCCCCACCCATTAAATTATCTATAGAAGTTAATCCTGTCCCAATAGGACTCCTAAAATCATCTTCTAATACATCTTCAATTTTATGAAACACATCAATACCTTCATCTTTATCAGTACCAACAGATATTGCCTGTTTAATCATTTCTTCACATTCCTGGTATCTATCAAAGTCACCCGAATCTAATATTTTCTGAATTTTTTGTGTTGCCTTTTTAAGTTCTTGTTGTTTACAAAATTTAATAGAAGTGTCTTGGATATGTAAACAATCTTTATTATCTGTCTCCTGTATTTCCCTTAATAATTCTATCGCAGATTCTCTAGGTATTTCCCTTTTTACAACAATATTTATATTATCTCTAATAGTAGAATAAGAAGGGATAGTATCATATTCTTCGTAATAATCTTTTACACCGGCAACAATAAGTCTCATGTATTCATTATCAAAATAATTTGGATCTACAATAGAAATTATATTTTCTGAAAATTTATAATCTTCAATAATCTGTTTTAGAAGTTTTATTTGAAATGTATGCCCTAAATACCCTAAATTTAACCCTTTTTTTTTCGCCATGATTTTACTTGTTTACTTTATTAATAAATATATCGGTTAAGTCATATTCTAGATATTCTTGACTATATTTTTTTTCACTTAACGATTCCTGGAGTTTTTCTATGATTTTAGGGATAATTTTTCTTATGTCAACATCATATCTAACTTTAGGTGGGTAGTCATTACCAGAAAATATTTTAGAAGAAACAACTTTACCATTATACTTTATTTCGAATTTAAACATGTCCTCATTTTCATAAACATTTTCACAATTTAAATTATCGTTAGTGTTGTAATAATTATGATACCTATATAGATATTCAAAACTTCTATTTTTAAAATACTTCCTTATAATTTCTACAATAGAATCAATAGTTTCCTTGATTTCATAACTATGTAAACTATCTTTATTAAAGTTATTAATAGGGAAGTTTCTACCAACTATAGGGTGATCATTTATTAAAAACATAAACTCAAATGGATATTTTTTATACGTCTTTTTCATATTAAAGAATGTTAGTTTTTTTGAAATATTTTTTTTCCTTTTTTATTATTGTTAAAAATGGTTTAAGATAATTAATGTAACCATCATTACCACCATAAATAACACTCATTAAACCATCTTCTATCATCATATTTATCACATTCTTAGTACTCCTACCTTCAGGATCTATTGATGAACAAAATAACTCTTCTAATTCATTTTTTGAGGTTTCCGTTAATAATGGTTTATGTAAATTAATTATTTTTTCATTAATCTCATAAATCTTATCTTTTTGTGTACCAATAGTAACTTTATTAAGGATATTGTCAAGTGTTTTTAACCTCTTTTTCCTATCACTTTGTATATCTTCAATCTTATTAAAGATATAATCTAAAGTCAAAGTTTTTTCTCTTATTTCAGGGAAAAACTTTAAAATAGTTTTATTACTAACTCCTTTAATACCTTTAATATTATCACTATTATCACCAGAAATAATTTTTATTAACTTTAGATTGGATGGGTGGTGGTTAAAATGTTTAACATAGTTACCCAGGGTAATAACCTTTTTAAGATTTATTACGTAAACACTTACCTTTTCAGATATCAATTGACATATATCTCTATCATTGGAGATAATCACCACCTCTTCGTCTACATCTTTATTATTAACATAAAAACCAATACTGTCATCTGCCTCAATTATATCATCTTTGTATTGTCTAATAAAGAGTTCTTCACAATATAACATTACTCTTTCTTTCTGAATATATAAATCTACCTCAGATGGTGGGTTCTCTATGTAAAAATCTTTATCTCTATTTTTTTTGTAGTCTTGATATATTTCATGTCTTAACCTACCACTAAATATACCATCCCAAAAAACATAAACTCTATCAAATTTATATTCATTTAAGACTTTCCTTATCATAGTTAAGAATTGAAAAATTCCACCTATATGGTTACCTTTATAATATACATTCTTGGCACCATAATAGGCGGTTTTAATCAATGAATCACCATCCACTACAAGAGTTTTACTTTGTGAAGAAACTTTTCTTTTTGGGGTTTTCAAACTACAAACTTTACAAGGTTAATTAATAACCTAGTCGATATAATCGACAGGTGTTTCAACAATAACAGTATCTTCAATAATAGTGAATGAATCGTCTACACCAACACTATCGAATATCTCTGCCCAATATTCTTTGTATTCTGCCTTATAGTTGTCTATAGCCTTTTTATCATCTTCTATAAACCCATGCGTTGTGGCTAAAACTCTACAATCTGCATACCCTAAACCATTCATATGGTTTTTATGGATACCGACTTTAGTTCTTATCGCAAAGTTAACTTTTCTACCTTTATTAGAGGCAGATAATTTAGAAATACCCGCACTTTTTTGGTTGCCAAACAAAAATACTAATGCACATGATAAATATATTGATTGACCACCTTTTGGTTGTATCTTAGGTCTACCAAAGGAGTTTTCAGGGATCTCTACCCAGGGTTGGTTAACAAAAATCATAGTATTTGTATAAGGAGAACTTTCCTTCCTAGAAGATGTGATTCTTTGTGATAAACCCATACCCCATTTTTCGGAAATAACCCTTGCGGTATGTTGATTACCACCTTTACCATCGAAACTCATTTTACATGGGATAGTACCAACAGAATCCCAAAGAAATAATACATCATGTGGCAACTCACCATCTTTTTGTGCATTTAAAATTTCACTAACATATTCAAACGCTTGTTCAATATAATCAAACCCTAATTTGTATAATAGAAATCCATCCCAATATGCAGTAACTTCACCCGTTTCTTCATCAACCTCTTCAACATATTCAGTTTTTAAACCCATTTGTTTTGCGTGTTCAAAACTAAATTTCTGTTCAGTTATAATAAAAACAGGTAAAATACCTTTTTTTTGTGCATCAACCGCACTTTTTATTAGTGCAGTTGTTTTTCCTGTATCCGAATGTCCTAAATACATGTTTACCTGACCCATTGCTGGACCTGGTAAACCTGTAGCCTTTTGAAAGGCTTCCCCTAAATCAAAATACTTTTGTTCTTTATATTTCTCAGAAGAAGAAAATCTCTTTCTAATAGCAGAAAAATCAGTTTTTTTCTTTTTTATCGGTTTTCTTTTAGCCATAATTTAAAATGGTAGTTCTTCATCGTTATCTAAATTGGTTTCTTTATTCGCATCACTACTTATATCAAGGTTAGTATCTGCACCATTACTCATAAGATTAATTTCATCTTCCAATGATGCCAATTCTTTTTCCTCTTTATCTTCTTCCGCCACATACTTACTTTGTTCACTATCCCAAACTGGGGTTTTATTAGTTGCGACAATATTTAAAAAGTTCATATCTTTTTTGGCATAAACGTCATTATGAGTTTCTTCATTATTAAACCATTCATCTGCCTTTTCTTTATCAGAAGTTAATATAGAAACATCATCTGGCATTATTGAACTAACTACTGTCCACCCATTACTATCACGATTACTTGTAATAATAATATCTCTTCCTTCCCTTGGATCTGAAATATCACCTTTTTGTTGAAAAAGTGGGATTAATTTATCCATAATACCATCACCATTTTTATGTTTAAATCTCCAAAATTTTACCCCATGATCTTCGTTGTCCCGGTCAATACCTTTAACAACATAAAATTTTCTTGCAAAAAAACCTTTGGCAAGTTTTTTTGCCTTTTCACTCCCATCTTGGTATAAGGCATCTTTGGCTTCACATAATGGACATTCAGAACCATCATTTAAATGGTTACAGTAAATTTTAGGCCATTTACCATTCACTTCTTTTTCGTGGTAAAAAACCTCTTCAAAAGGTGAACTACCATCTTTGGCAGGTAAAATTCTAAATTTTTTAGTTTGTGTTTTCACACCTTTTTGTAACTTTTCCGTAAAGTATTTTTTTAATCTATCCTCATTTGAAATTTTTTTGGTAGACTTTTCTTGTGTGTTCTTCTCATATTGAGAAAGAATCGAATCTAAAGTTTTACTCATTTTTTAAGTTTTTTAAAATTAATAATATCTAAGTATAATAACAAATTTTCAAAAAGTCAATAAAAAAACCCACAAATTTTGTGGGTTTTTCATATGAAAAAATAAATAAAAAAATATTATTTATTAAAAGAATCTTTTATTTCTCTATCATTAAAATTTTCTATATCACTTTGTCTAAGTATATATTCTTCTTCCTCTTCACCACCACCAATATCATACCCTTCTTTTTCTTCCCAATATTCTGGTAGACTTACGTTGTATGGAAATGAATCCATTGACCTCATTTCTAATTTTTCTAAAGGTGTGGGGTTTCTTTTCTCAAATTCTTTTTCTAAGTCATCAATCTTAACGATTAAATCATCCATACTGGAAACTTGACTTTCTAAGTCCCCGAATTTAGATAATAGACTATCCATCTTAGTACTAACGTGATCTACAGAATTTTTTGTTTCTTCAGTCTTATCAACTATATCAGTAACATCAACTTCAACGGTGTCACCCTCAGGTTCTATCGCAAATTCATCTTCTATACCAACGTCACCACCCATACCTAAAAATGGGTCATCTAAAACATCATCTTCTACGGGAAGTTCATCACCCATATCTGGTAGTGGTTCTTCACCACCTTCGGCACCTAAACCTTCTAAGTCTCCGAATGGATTATCACCACCTTCAGGGGTTTCCCCTTCCATGTCTATAGGTTCTTCTTCATCACCTGGGGGGTCTTGTTCAGTTATCATATCATCTAATAATAATTCACCATTTAAATCATCATCATCTTTTTTTTCTGAATAGAAGTTATATTCTAAAAGTTGTTTATGTCTTTTTAACTCTTCTAATAAATTTTTTTTATTTCTCATATTACATTAATAGTTGTCTACCATCATTAGTTTTATAGATCTTATTTACTCTTTCTACAATTTCTTTACCATCATTTATTAAACATTCATCACCAATACATTCTTCTTTGTTAATCCCACCTAAGAAATCATTTAATTTATCATCTAATGTTTCTTTTTCTTTTTTACTATCTTTATTTTCCATAATTTTATTTATATATAAATATAATAATTTTAAGAAAAATTCCTTTTTATGTCTAATATTTTTAATTCTTTTGAAAAAATAATTATAAAATTATTTTGATAATCATCCCAATTTATATTGAAATCTGAATAATTAACATTTCCGGATTGTACATCATATAAACTTTCTATTAATTTATTTAATGCGTTTATAGTATAAAAACATTCACCTTTTTTATGTACTATTATTGTTGGTGGGAAAAAAGAATTTATATCTACTTTTTGGTCTTCATCTAATTTTAACCTAAAAGTTAATATAACTTTATTAGGTTCACCATAATCGTATTCAAAAATGTTTTTTATGTGGATATCAAATCTTTTATTTAAATATTTCTTAAAAGATTCTATTTTGTCATTATAAACAAAAGATGCCAAAGTTATCATTCTACCCATTTAATTCGATATTAACAACATAAGGGATTAATCTTTTTTTATCTTTTATTTTTATTACAAAATCCCTTCTATTATTAAATATCTCATTATCTACAAAAACATTATTTTTTAATTTATGTATTTTAGATATTACTTTTTCTTTTTTACCTTCAAAAAATTCTAATATATTTAAATCTACCCCAAAAATTATATTTTCACAAAAAATATATATCATACCATTTTTATCCAAATATGTTATTGGAGATTCCAATGATAATATTTTTTTTATAATCCTATAATTAATTCTTTTTTTACCATAAAGAATATCTAAATAAACATAAGGAATGTTTTCACCAAAATTAGTGAAACAATATTCTTTAAAATTTTCTATGTCTTCATCGTACTCTACTTTTCTCTCTTTCTTATTAAAAGTCCAAAAAATCCTGGAATTTATTTTTTTATGTAAAATTGATACTGTATTACCATATATAGTTTTAACTTTTTTCCACCCTATTATTAAAGTAGGTAAAGTTTCATCTATCCCTTCTAAAGTAGGACAAATTTTAAAATTTTCTATATCTAAATTTTGTTTTGTTATTATATTTCCTATATACATAATACAATATTATAAAAAAAATAATGCCTTATCAAATATTAATAAGATTAAATTATTAATTAAGGGTTAAAATAATTAATTAATGGGACATTAGAATCGTCTTTTTTGTATGTAAATGTGTTTAAAACTTTCTCAAAAACTTCAAAAGATTTTTGAATGGTTTTACCATCGGTATTTAATTGTTGACATATTTCCACAGTTTTTGATAAAACCGCCCCGTTCCCATCTGACTTACTTACATAATCAAAACAACTCATATCTACACTATCCTTGATTTCTTTCCATACCTTTATCGAATTTGTAAATAAACTATCTTGAGAAGATGTTATTTGATCAGGTTTACTTAAACCATTAATCACTAAATCTTTATATTGTTTTCTACCTATAATATATAAATACCCTCTAGGTCTATACCTATATTCGTCACCATCTAAAATATTAAAATATTTATCCTGGGATAAATTATGATTATCATTTGGTGTAAATGATAAATCATCTGATGTACTTGTACTTGAAGAAAATATTGGTTGTATTGTTAAATATTCCTCTACAGGGGTGTCTGTTACAATAGAGTTTGTTTCTTTTGTAGATGCAGTATAAATAGGTAATACATTATCACTACGTGTAATATCCCCATAATAAAGGTTATTATTGGTATTACTAATTTTATTAGGTACTTCACCTACTATATTCCAAGGTAATTCCTTTTCTACTAAATTATTTGACTGTACTAAAACATTTGTTAAAAACATAGTAACTTGACTATTTGTAGTTAATTCTTGATTTTTCATGACTTCTTTTAAATTTGTTAGTTTTAAAGTCTCACTAACACCAAGACTTTTAAAATTAACCTCAGTAAAATTATTATCAAAATCAAAGTCTTTATCAGGATCATTAACGCCAATACTAAAAATAGGGTTACCACTTTTTAAATTAGTAAACACAATTTTTGGTATTTCACTACTTTCATTTAAATCTATATCTAAACTAGTTGTTATATCTTCTATTGGTGGTGTTATAAATTTAGATTGTCTTAATCCTTGAAAACTTGTTGTCATATGATTAGGTGAAATACTATGATTTACATTAGTATAAGATACGCCCCATTAAAAAATGGTACATTTTGTAAATCAAAATACATTAATGGTTGTATATTCATACATCCTAAAGATTCCACTTGACAAGTATATGATCTTGTTTTAAACAACCTTAATAAATTCGTACCCTGGTAAGTTCTTTGGGTACTCCCTCTTTTATCAACTAAGTCTGATAATGTTCTAAAATATTCGGCAGTTTCTTTATGTTCCTGTTGATTTAATGAAACACTTTTAAATATTGTTTGGTTTTGGGCACCAAAGGCAACCCTAAAGGCAACTAAAGAAAAATTACTATTTGTTATATCTTTTACTGGGTTACTATCATCAACCATGTCTGGTGGTATTAGACTACCATTTTTAAATGTGAATCCATCATCTTTAAAATAATAATTATTTCTTTCTCCAATATCTAAAACTTGTGAATTACCACCTGCGTATATACAACAATAAATTGGTGCAGAAGAAACATTACTCTCTATTGTTGTTTGTGGTTTAAATATTTTAGATACTTCTTCTACATCTTTATAATTTATATAGTTTGGTAAAATTTGTAATAGAAAATTACTATCTCTTAATAATTTACTCATGAAAAAATATAAACTAACATTTAAATCACTACCTAAACTTAAAAAACTTTTTAAATTGAAAACTGCCTTTGAACCTATATCATTCCAACCTCTATCAATAAATTTAAAATAATCTATTAAGTCTCTTCCTTGTCCACCACATATATTAAATGGTTTTTCTGTATCTGAAATCCATTTATCATTTATATTTTTAAAATAATTATAAAGTTGTAATTTTATCTTTAAATTATTTTTTTCTTTTTTTTCTTCATTTTGACTATTAGAATTAGTATTAACAGTCTCTGTTTCACTATTTAGTACACTATATAACCCTCCAATATATTTATTGATATCATCAAAAGTTATAGATAAATTATTATTCTCTTTTGTGGGGTTAAAAATATTAGGGTCTAATATAATAAAATCAGTAGTGTCTTTAACCTGGTCTAATATTATTTTTTTTGACGATTGTATTTTTTTTTCATCAACACCTTCACTAATTATAAATAAATTACCTTCAAAAATACCTGTAAAATCTTTATTAAAATTTCCACTAACCCAATTTTTAAATTGATTAATAAACTCTATTTTAACACTTTTAGGTAATGATGTTAAATTATCTTCAATAGAAATATCATTATTTCCAGTTAAATACCCAAATTTAGTAAAATATTTGTTTTTATCTGTTCTAAAACTATCATAAGAAACTCCGTTAAATGTACCAAAATTTATACTCCCAGTTACATTTTCTTCTAATCTCCATAATAAACCACCAATATAATAAACATATAAACTAGGTAGTTTTACTATTCTGGAATTATTAAAATTATTACCCTCAAATACTGGATCAATAAATCCAGTTTTAAATATTTCAAAAGGTAATGTACTTAAACATAGAAGACCTCTTGATAAATTACTTGGTTGGTTTCTATAAAATAAACCTTTAACCAAATTTTCTTCGTATTCAGTTGTACCAATAGTCTTAAATTCAGTTTTATTAATATGTGGTTCTATTGACTCATACGTTAAATTTTTTAATATATCCAAAGATAATTTAGTATTATCTTTTAATAATGTATTACTCACAGAATCTTTAAATACATTAATTAAATTATTAGTAACAATATTATTAGTAGAATCATATTCAGTAGAAATTTTATCACTTGTAGAACCCGGACTATTTTTTTTGTTACTGTACACATCACTATCTATTATTGATTGTAATAAATTTTTAGTATTTGTGGTTACACCTTTATTGTTAAACAAGACATAATCATTACTTTCATTATCATAATCCCCACCTATTTTTACACCATCAAAATCAAAAGAGTTATCTTTTAATGTAATATAAGTATTACTAATATTAATACTTTTATTAAATTTAATATCAGATAAAATCTTACCTATTTCAGTGTTGTTACTACTATCTGTAAAAACTTTTAAAATATTTTCTATTAATAACCTAGTTTGATTACCAATAACAATATTATCAACCATTAACCCATCAAGTTTACCATAACTATTTAATTTACTAATAAAGGGATCTTTAAATCTTGAATAATTCTTTAATAACATTAATCTTGTTATTATTGTTTTATATAATTCATTTTTTATAGTATCTTTATCGTTTCCTACATTAAAATTAATAAAAGGGTTAATATCATAATCTATTGGGTTTATTGGGAACCAATTATCACTATCCAAACCATTCCTTAAAATACTCGCCCTTGTAATTTCCCTTAAGTTTTCTTTTTTATTAACTAATTTGTCAAAAACATTTTCAACAAAATCATATTCTGGGAAAACACTTCTATTAACATTATTAACCTCACCTATATAAATTTCTTCTTCAGAAGAATTTCCATTTTCTATATAAATTGATGGCCACGCCACACCTTTAGTAGAAGTACTATTATTTATTTTTTCTTGTATAGAGTTTGGTATATCTGTACTATAATTTTTTAAAATATTACCCCTGTCTTTTATAATTCCTTCTTCTTCTGATTTTACAGTTATATCAGAAATTGTTTCAATCATTGCCTGTGTATTATTGGCCAATATTTCAAAACAAGATTTTATTGTTGGATTAAACCCAGTCTCTTTTTTAAAATTTTCTACTAATTCTACATTGATTTCTTCTTCAACTTTCTCCCTTTGTTTTTTTATCGTAGATTCTAAATCTTTTATTGAGTCTTCAACTAAAACTCTTTGTTCTCTAAAATCTACTACCATAACAACTGTTTCAGGAGTAAAATTATCATTATAATATTCTTTAGTATTTATTGTATTTTTAAAATTCTCAATTGAGAAATTTTTATTAACATCACCATCATCATAATTTTTTGTTAACGATAATACATCGTCATTACTACTAAATTTAGTTAAAATATTTACTAAAGAAGACCTATCGTCTGTTATTATTTTTTTATTTTCTTTAGTAACAACAAAACCTTCCCAATTATCTTCATCGTTTGTATTTTTAAATGATAATATTAACTGATTGTCTTTAGAAGTTTTTATTGGTTTACTACTATTAGTCTTTTTATCTTTTGCCGAAGTTAGACTATTATCATTAGTTTTAGTAAACCGATCATCTGATGAAATATATTTATTATATTGATTTATTATAACATTTAATGTTGAAATATAAGTTTTAAAATTACTTTGATTTATAGTTTTTATTAGTAAGTAATCTCTTATAGATTGATAATTAACCCTTGGTTTTAAAATATTATCATTAATACTAGAACTAACTATTTTTGTTTTATCGTTAGGTATCTTTAAATAATTTTTTTGTGTATCATCCGGATTATTTTGACCTCCAACATCTTTTTCTATTGGTGACCCAATAAATGTTCTTATTTGTTTTAATAACGAAAGTTTACCATTTAAATCTTTTAATACGTTAAAGGAATCTGATTTTGATTTAATAACTTGACTCTCTATCTGTAATTTAGAAATCTTCACTAAAAAATCATCCAATTTTAGTGTATTAATAGTAGTAGAATTATTTGTATTAGAGTTATTATTTCCTTTATTAAAAATATTTTGTAATTTTTCAAATCCTGTATCAGTATTTACAACACCAATTACATTCCCTAAAACCATATCATTTAATATCGCCTGTTGGTAACCTAAAAAATTGGCAGATATATCAAAATTACCAGTAGTGTTATCAAAACTAGATGTCCAATTTACCATATGTAAACAATAATCTACTTTTTGCCCATAATAACCTTTTACTGATAATCTAAAAATAGGATATGGTAATTTGAAAAATACGGCATATGGTGATTTTATATCACCATTACTTGGTAAGTTATCAAACAACGCAGAACCTCTTACATCTGTAAATGTTATATCTACGGTAGGTACTAAACTGGCGTTATATTTAATATCTATACTTTTGATACCAAACCCCTCTAAAATACCACTACTTTGTGAATTTGAAAAATTACCAATATTTGACCAATTTGTTGTGGAATATGTTTTTTGTAGTTTTGGATCTATCTTTCCATCACTATTATATCTTATTTCTGTTGATATAAAATTAACCTCATCTTCCACACCAAAAACACTAAATTGGTCATTACCTTGTTTGTCTGCACCTTGATATGTTGTTCTGTTTCTAGGATAGGCAGAAAATTTTACATATATAAACATGTCCTCAGGTGGTATTACCTCCAGGTTAGGTGGGTTAGGATCAACAATAAAAATATTTCCTACGTTTTCTACATTATCAGCCATATAAAGTTAAATATTTATCTACTTGATTTATATATTGTTGTAAACTATCTTTAAATGGGAATGGTATCCTAATTATTTCATTGTTAGGTATATTTTCTTCTACCCCACCATATTGTGGATTGGCCAACAATATTAACCATCCATGAAAAGGGTTATCATAATAAAGTTGACTAAACTTATCTAATCTACTTATTTGTGATTTATAAACAACTGTCTTATCCGTATCTTTTGGTTCTATCTTAATAAAAGGTAATGGTTTGTATGTACCATCAACCTTAAAATTTTGATACCTATCATAATATTCTTTTCCCATAATAATTTTATTCTAAACCGTTTTCTGTGATAGTAAATGTTTTTACTGTTTTTGTTTTTTTCTTATTTTTAGATAAAAACCCTATTACTTTTATTTTATCACTATTATCTTTCTTGTAAACGTTTAAATCTTTTTTTGCCGTTTTTAATTCTTGTTTTGCCGTTTTTAACTCTTTTATTAATGAAGGTGATGGTCCAACTGTTAATTGACTTTGTAATAAATCTACTTTTGTTTGTGCAGTATAAATACTTGTTGTATAGTCACCAAGTTTAGTAGGATTTGCAACCCCAGGCAAGGTAGTCCAGTCCACCTTCACTTCTTCCTCACTCACCTCTTCTACTTCCTCCTTATTTATTTTATATGATAATTTATTTTCACTATTGGCCTTGCCACCAATAATTATTTCCCCAGGGAGTTTCTCATCTTTTGTTTTAATAACTATCTCAGTAGTTCCTTTAGAAACTATTTCAATAACATTTTTACCATCACCATCAGTATTGTCACCATCTTCAGAATCCACTTCTTGGTTTATAGGTATTTCATTTTTTAAATCATCAACTAATTTATCTGTCGCATTTTCACCTAATATATTTCTTTTTACTTCACTTAATTTAATCCCTTCTTTAATTTCACCATCTACAATAGTATCTGCCCTTGGGTCATACATTTCAGTATTTGCATAATAGTTAAATGATACTGCATTTTGTAACCTATTAATAGGTCCAGATAATGATTGACCACCAATTAAATCAATAGTTAAAGATACTGTGGCAATCATTGGTTGTACACCAATACCTTCAGGGTTTAAATCAAATGATGGTCCATCGTAAGTTATATTCAGACTATTTATCGCAACTTTAGTATGGAAAAAATCACCTATTCTAATTATACATATAGGTGGTCTACCAAAAGATAAATTTTGTGGTTGTACATTATCACCACTATTATTTATACTTGGTCCTTGTCTCATACATTGATTTAAAAATGTTAATCTCGTATTAAACCCTTCTGGTGTTGTACTATGAAACCCAGGGTGAAAATATCTTATCTTTTCAGAAATAGTATTAAAATAATTTGGATAATTATTATCAATAAAATCAAAATACGCCCCTTCGTCAATAATTAAATTATCAATTAATTTAACAACTTGTGGGTTATATTCAGGATCGGAGTTTTCAACATCTTTAGGTTTTACGGCCACATCTTCTTCAACAGAGTTCTCAGATTTTATAGATACCCTGGTAATATCACCTAATACACCTTTCCCTGTTATTTTTGGTGATATTTTTTTTACATCAACACCTTCACCACTTAAAATACTTAATATGTTATTATAAACTTCTTTTGCATATTTTTTTGAAGTTTTTTTATTTTGTGTAGGTGTTCTATCTATTGCGTATTTTTCACTTAAAATACCATCACACTTAATAAGAACTTTTTTACCATTATCTATTAATTCCTTAACAAATGGTAATATATCATTAGTAACAATGGTTATTAATTCAGATTCTTCGTATCTGTCACCACCATCTTTAGGACACATACCACTAACTTCTGTCCAATCACAATTAGGGACATTAACAGTAAACTCTATATCTTTTTCCAATAGTTTTTTTTCTGTTATAGAAATTTTTTGAGTTTTATCACCTTGTAATAATTTTTCAATTTCATCTCTACTTGTTTGAGATACTGAACATTCTAAATTATCTAAAAATTCTGTTGGTGATACAGTACCTGCGTTAAATCTTTCTATCAAATTACTATCTTTACCTCTATAACAATTAATAACTCTAGGATGATCCACTAAAATTTTAAAATTAATACTACCGGATCTTTTTGAATTATTATGAGTATATAAGGGTTCTGATCTACCTATAAATTCTGTGGAAGTCCAATTCGCACTGGTATTTTCATCAAATGTTAATTCATAAGGTGGAAACCACATTATTCTACCTTTATTTTTACTTAAGAAATCACCTGGACCAATTTCATTTTTAGGTAAATCTGCCAAATTATCTGCCCACGCCAAATTTTCTATTGAAAACATAAACTTTTTTAAAGTAGTATCAGAATCTTGAAGTGTTGGATGATATTTTGGTATACCATTTTCATTTAAAACACTTAATGATGCCTTACCATTTGTTACAGAAAAACCTTTTAAATCAGTAACGTCAGGTGAACTAAACAAACCACTTTTCCTTATCGCATTAGAATAATTATATTTATCAGTTACTGTCCATACTCTTGAATAATCCCCTGTTTTTCCAGGGTTATCACTTTTACCAATACCACTACCTCTACTTATTAATTTATTAAGTTTTTTATCTTTAAAGAATTTCTTTGTTTGGTTAATAAAAACTTCAGTTTCATAATTATCAACAAGTTCTTTAGTTTTGGATAATAATGTTTTTGTATTAAATGAAGTAGATTGACTACCACCCCAAATATATTTTTCATCAATTGTTGTTGTACCATTTTCAGTACTTTCCCCCGAATCATCATTAAAATCTTTTTCACTAAATGTTTTGGTAATTACTGAACCTCTATTAGTGTTTTTCTCACTTCCAATATAATATCTAGAATTTGTACCTTCATTACTTGTACCTTGAAATCTTCTATCTTCATATAATGGACGATATGTATTTCTTTTTAATGAATTTAAAATAAAGGAAACTTGAGTTTCACTAGTTTTTTCTAATAAACTATTAACTCTTAATTCTGTTGATAAAGATTTTTCAACCCCTTCTACATTATCAACTATATTTGATGTATTACCATATTCATTCCAACCAACTGAAGAAATTGGTAGATCATTAAAAAATAGTTCATTTCCACTTAATTTATTCAGATAACTATTTACACCACCATCTTCACCTAAAGGTAATGTTATATTACCAACACTAGGTGTATCACTATTTGCCTGATTCCTAACATAAGTTATTTTTTCATTTATTCCTTTTTCAAGTTCTTGTCCACCTATTAACCCTAATGATGTTTCTCTACTAAAATTTAAAGATTTATAACCTTCAATTATATTGAAAGGATATTGTCCTGAAACATTTTTACCTTTACCAATTAAAAAAAATTGTTCTGGATTATAAGATGTTGGATATATACCCCTTTCCTTAACTCCAAATACTTTAGGTAATGGAAACCCTAAGTTTAGTGGTATTGTTAACTCATATGTGGTATATTTGTCGTCTTGTGGCGAATATCTATTTAAATTAACATTCTGTGTAGATCTATAGAATGTTCCTAAGGGAAACATTTTTTCTTCTTCGTTATAATGGATTGGAATGTTTTCACTAGTTACTCCATTAACAGGTATATTGATTACTTTACCAATATCTTCTAATTTGGATACTAATCCAGATTGTGTTAATGTTTCATTTACAGGTGGAGGGAGATTTCTACCTAATAAACTTTTCCTAAATTCTTTAGTTGAATAAATACCCTTGTTATAATTTAATATTCCGGCCATACATAATATTTTTCTTATTATATAAATATAAGACCATTAAAATTTAAGGAAATTAATATATAGTTATAGTAGTTTTATATTATTTTTTTTACTTATTTAATGTAAAAATTATTATATATTCTATTATATATTATATATATATAGTTATATAGTAATAAATTTTTTTTACAAAGTCAAGGGTATAGACAATATTTTTTTATTTATTTTAAAGTTTCTATATATCCTAATCATTTGAAGTGTCTTTAAAATTATAAATTATCAATAAATTGTTTACCAGACGGTACACCACCATCCCTAAATGTACCATTTAAATGTGAAATAATCATTTTTTGTATCATTGGTTGTAATTTATTCATATCAACATTTCCTAATACTCCATTATCTGATTTAACTTGAATAGTACCATTTATTTTAATATCACCAAATTCCATTTTATTTGGTATATTTATCCCAGGAATATTTGTTGTTTTATCTATTAATTTATCTAATGGTCCACCCTTTTTTGCCCCAATAATATCGTCCTGATTGTTGAAATTTACTTTAGTCCCATCATTCCTTACTATAAAATCGTTTGACTTTTTTATTTTTAGGTCTTCACCTGCATCAGTACGTGTAGTACCTTCTTGATTAATTGTATTAGTATTTATTGAATCAGTAAAAAGGTCCTCAAATTTAATATCCGAAAGACCACTATTTATAATGTTATCTAGGTTTGAAAGTTTTTCCTCAAATATCTTACCCGTTGAAATACCTAAATTTTCTGCCAGTTTCGTATATTTAGTTTTTAAATCTCCAAGTACAGTATTTTCTAATAACCCACCAATTGATGAAACAACCTTTGCAACACCATCTATTGATGTGTTAATTGTTGGTCTACTTATATCCTCTATAAGTTCATATAAATTATTATTAGCAGTTAAACCCGCTTTTATAGATTCTTCAAGATTACTAAGAATTTCATTAGTTGTCATAGAATTTCTCGCAATGTCCATTATAGCATCATCAGCATCTTTTGGTGCTGCTAAAATTTCAGCAGCATCCTCCATCCCAACATCTTCTAATTCTAAAGGTGGACCTTTTGCCATATCAATAACCCAATTACCCTCTTCATTCAATCTCGCTAAACTAGCAATACCTTCTCTCATATCTTCATCAATGATATTACTACTAACTTTCATTTTAATATCTTTTATTTTTGAAGATTGTCGAGCCATATCAATTAATGAATCCACATTTACACCTAATTGGTCACCAGCAGCCTTTAGTTGCATTTTTACTTCAGCAGGGAACTCATACTCACCTGTTTCAGAGTTAAACTGAATCATATTTTCAGTCATATCTTGAAGTTTTTTTGCAAGTTCTTCTGGTTTATTTCTTGCTAAATACATTGTTTCGAAAGGGTCCCCAAATGCTTTTGCGATATCACCACCTAATAATTGTAAATTTGCTGCGGCTTCAATTGCGGCTTCAGGTTGATAAAATTTATCTGACATGCCTAACATTTCAGAAACATCAATCCTCATTTTAACGGCTAATTTAGCCATTTCTGTCATACCTTTTACTCCATTAGAAAAAGACATTCTGGACATCTTACCAAAATTATTAGACAATGATTTTGCAACTTTACTTGCATTTAAACCTAATTTTTGACTTTCTATTGTTAAATTTTCTAAAAATTTAAAGGATTTTTCGGAATTTATACCCATTAATTCCATTCTCTCAGTCATTTCAGTTACATTTTCAGTTCCAAGACCTAAAGATTTACTAATTAAACCTATATTTTTCACTTCATTTGGGTTCATAATTCTAGCCCTACCTGAAGAATCAGAAAATTCAGACATAATAGTTTTCACTTCACTTGCCTCAAAACCAAATTTAGCCAATTCTGAATATGCAGAATTAAAAGATTTAGTAAATTGATGACTTCTTTTTGTTGATAACCCTATATTTATAGCGGTTTTTTTAGACTCTAATGCTAATTTTTCTGCGTATTTATATTGTTCATTAATGTTTAAGGCAAATTCCGCAGATTTTATTACGACATTACCTAATGTTTTAGATAAGTCACCTAATAAGTTATCACTTTCACCTATACCACTTGATGCCTTATCCATATTTTTAGATAAGGAATCAATTTTTTTAGATAAAGATTCAATTCTAATTTCTAATTTCTCAATTCTTTCCTCTGGTGTAGGTGCCATTATTTATTATCTTTTTTTAAATCTTTTTTTAAATCTTTTATTTCTTTTTTTAATAAAAGAAATTCTTCTTGTAAGAATGTTATGTTAATATTATCTTTAATGTTCTCAATATCATTAACAACAACTTTAATAAGTTTTTTAAACATATTACATGATTTTTTTTATTTCAAATTTTATGTCAAAATCGCCACTAGATCTACTCATTATACCACTTTTCACATCGAAATTTTTATTATAAAATAATTCTACAGTACCTTTTTGTGATTCATAAGTGTTTATTGTTCTATAATAAAGTTTTAAACCGATATTGTCATCCCATTCGTCAATGTTTAGAATCATATAATTGTTCGTCAATTTTAAAATGTTAAAATAAGTTTTACCTTTTAATGTTAAATTAATTTTTTCACTATATGCACGTACCGATAATTTTTTTTCATCAATAAAATCTATTAGTATTTCATCATATTTTAGTTGGACATCATCACTATTGATATCTATTAAATTATTTAGTTTTAATTCTAAATCAGTTATTTTTACATCTAAATCATCAATTTCTAAATCTATATTACCCTTCCCTTCAGATATAATTTGTAGGTGTTTAACGTATAATAAAATTTCTTTAACAATTATATTATGTTGTGTTATATTCATTTATTTTTTTATATATAAATATAATAAAAAATATATTTATTATTCTTTTGGTAATAACGTTCTAATAAAATATTTACGTATATATGTTGGCATTATTAAAATATCAGAATAAGTTATCCCATTTCTTGTTAAAAATAAGATTTCTTTTAATAAATATTGTTGATGATTAGATGTCAGGCCAAAATATATTTTTATTGATTCTAAGAAAGGTTTCAACCGACTCACCCCCAAGAGTCGTAGCCGTTGTTTTAAAATTAAGACCTGGTTCTATATCTACGATATACTTATTAAGTGAACGGATATCTAATATTGGTAAACTTTTTAACGTATTAGATATTTTAATTTTATCTGTTTCACCTTCAATTTCCATTATAGATCTCTCTAATTTTAATGTTGTTTTAGTTGAAATTTCATTTTTATTACGTTCCATTAATTGTTTATCTAAAATATCTATTTCGGATTCATCTTTACCGTTTAATAGTCTAAATTTTATATTTCTTTTAGATTTTGGTAATAAGAAATCAAATAAATTATTTTCATCTGGTTTTATTGTTAATTTTTTTTGTTCTAAAGTAGATAAATCAACTTCTCCTTCTACAATTTTTCTACTTATTGGGTCTATTACTGGTTGCATATATTTCTCACCAAATGCGGTAATCCTTAAAAATATTATTATTGCCATTCTATCACCTTCTAACAAAAGATTATGATCAAAACCTAAATCTTTTACTTTTCTTTCTAATAATACATCTAATAGTTTACCACTATTTAATATATTAGGTGATGTTAAAATATTTTCATCATACGCAGTTAAAAATTCAACTTTAACTTTTGATTTTTTATTAGGGTATAATAAACCTTGTGATGGTAATTCTAATATATCATAAGGTACTCTATATTCTTCTGGTACATAATTCGGGTCTATAAAACTTTTTTCCATTTTTAAAACTTTTTTATTTTTTTTTATTTTATTTATTATTATGTAGAAATGGGGATTAAACTATGTGAAATAGTAATCATTGGGTTATCAATCACTTCTACAGGATCTATACTGTATGCCATTTCATCATCTTTTACTTGAGTAGGATCCCCTTGTTCTTTTTTATTATCAAAGTTTTGTTGGTGTTTATTATCATTTTTTGTACAATGTATTTCCACAAGTTCTTTGTATTTTTCCGTATCTCTTTTAAATTTATTTATTTTTTCATTAGTAAATGGGTTTTCCAAAGGAGTCTGATTAAAGGCCATATCCATTATTTTGAGTAACCTTTTTGATTTATTTTCTATAAAAAATTCATTTAAAGTATCAATATCAGTTAATAAGGTTGTATATTTGTCATCACATAATATCTTCATATTAGGGTTTTCCTTTTTCAACTCTGTTATAATAGTATTAAATTCTTTTTTTTCTACAAGGGCACTAAACTTATCTATGTTACCTTTAATGTCATTAACCAGTGTATTACAAATACATTTTTCTGGTTTTTTGTCTTTACAATTTATTTTTTTACAAGCCAAGTCTAATCCAAAGACACCACCTTCCCATACACCTGATAAGAATTTCTGAATAATGGATAGATAATCCTCTATCCTTAAAAAAACCTTAATAGGGTTTATTAAGGGGAATTTTTTTTCGTTATATAACTCATCTTCTTTGTATTGAATTATATTTGCGAATATATAACTATATATAAGAGCCTCCCTTCCAAGTTTTGTACCCTCTCCAAGAAGTCTCAACCCACCTTCTAATGAGTTAAGTTCTACACCATTTCTTAATTTTTTCCAAAGTTCTCTATTTAAAAACAAAGAATGGTACTTACCACCATCCGGTATCTTGTCTAGCAACCCTTTAGGATTTCCAATAGATGTTGACAATACTTTTTTTAACATTTTAAGGGGTATATTGATTAATACATAAGAAGTCTTAGGGAATAAACTTCTAGGTACTGTAGAAATATATTTAAGTATACCTATTTCATTTTCATTTGTTACTTTACCAACAACTTTACTATATTCTTTCGGAAGATTTTTTGTTTCTTCAAGGTCAAATTTTAATTTTCCTGTTGTTTCATCTATTTTTACAACCCATTTTTCTATACTATCTACTAGTTTTATTTTTTTACCCTCTTTAACTAATAAAATACCACCATTATTAATTAAGTTATCATATATTGTATCATAATTAACACCCTTACTTGTTTTAGTAAAATCTTTATTTAAGTTTGTGAATAAGGGTTTTATTTTTTTTGCGATTTCTTCTTTATTAGCCTTTATATAAAAAGGTTCACTTGTTTTTACAATAAAATTATTAATTAATTTAGGGGTAACCTTTAATCCTTCCTTATTAAGTGTTTTATGTTTAAAATGGTGTTTAAAAATATTTTCAATTTCTTTTTTTTGTTTTTCAATAAATTCGGGTCTTAAACCAGAGGTATCATCAAGTTTATTGTAATGTTTAATTAAATCTTCTGTGTATGCATTTTTTTTAAAATTATCAGATATTAAATTAAATAAAGGTGGATTACCTTTATATAATGTTATATATAATTTATAACCATCAGGACTAAGTTTCTTTATTTCATCAAAATCTATATCGTAACTATCAACTTTTCTTTTAACAAATTTTCTTGGTTGTTCAAGTATAATTTCCATTAATGATTGAAACTCTTCAATTTGTTTTTTAGTAGCCTGTTTCCATAACCGATTTCCATCTGTTTTTAATGCATTCACAAAATCTTGACTTTTTAAAACTGTTAACAAATCTTCTGGATTATCAATTTTATATTTGTCTATTCCTAGTTTTTTTGTTGCCTTTCTATTTTTAAAAAAATTACTTAATTTAGTAGTTTTAGTTTTACCAAGTGCCTTAATAAACTTCTTAATAGGTTGTTCCATTAATAAGTTATTGGGTAAAAATTGTGATAAAAATTCCCATTCTAAAACTAAATTATTTTTTTCTTCGTTTTTATCTACTAAATTACCATAAAGTCTTTCATTATTAAATAATGATTTCATTCTATTAATTTCTTCGTTTATGTTTTTATATTTCATTATAATTATATTATTAATTTTATTATTGAGGTCATAACCCTATTAATTTCGTTATATCATTTAAACCTACATTTCCTTTAGTTTTCGTATTAAATGTTGTTTTATCTAAAAAGAAATCCAAAAAATTACTATATTTAACACATGTATTAGAGTCATTATCAAAAGTAAAACATGCCTTACTACTTGAGTTTTTAATCACATCTTTATCTTTATTTATTAAACTATTATTCTCTTTATAACCTTTATATTTCATAGAATTTAATGTAAGGGTATTACCATCACATTGATATTTACCAACATAAAGCAATTTATCGTCCTTATTAGTTGGGGATGTTAAGTATGTATACACATATTGGTTGTCAGAATAAAAAGTGAAATGGTATTTAGGTACACCATCTTGTAGTTTGTTACTTTTAATTAATAAATAACATACTGTTTCGTTTTTATAAAAATCAATGGTGATATTTTTTGTATTCGCACCACTACTAATTAAAATATTATTCACACATTTTATAGTTTCATTAGTTAAACAGTTACTACTAACGTTTTGTGGTGAATAAACAGTATACTTTCTATCTCTTAAGTCCTCTGCACACTTATCTGAATCAGGTCCACATTGTTCATTAATATTCATTAATGATTTTATTTTTTTTATTTCTTCAAGGAATAATTTTTTTTTCATTGTTTTTAATATCTTATAATTTTTTTAATACATCATTGTATCACCGTACCTATTGTAGTTAAATGTATCTTTTTTATTATTATTATAAACTTTTTTCGCATAGGGACTTTCTGCGTTTTTTAGACATTCTTCTTTCTCTTCTTTTAGTGATTCTATATAAAATTCAGGTTCTACCTTTTGTATTGATTTAATAAATATTTCCCAATATTGTTCTAAAGTTTTTTGACCTAGTGTACCATTTTTTAATGTTTTACACATATCTAATTTAGTTATATCACTAATTACATTCCCTTCATCATCAAGTAATTTTTTAAAAATCAAACCCTTTTTATAACATTCTTTAATCGCATTTATTGATGGGCAATCTAGGATTGGGTTACCATCTACACCTATACAATCCTCATTTCCAAAAATGACCATGTAATTTTCAAGTATCTGTTCACCATGTTTTTCTATAATTTCTAATAGAACTTCATCTTCAATTTCATCCTTATCGAATAAACTCATTATGGAAGATACTATTTTTGTTGCAACTTGTATTGTTATACCTAAACCAAGAAAAGCCGCACCCTGCCACTTTATTGTATTAATTGATTTAGGAATTTCATATTTACTTATGTATTTAAAATCTTTCACAAATCGTCCCGCAGAATTAAAATGTTTTTTTATAACATTAAGAAAATTATAATTATTATCTTCTAAAAGTTTAATAAATCTAGGTGTCTGTATTACTTGATAAAAATATTTTTTATCTATACCTCTACTCATTATAATTTTATTTAATACCTCATCATAGTTTTTAACTTTTTTACTTGTTTCTCTTATGGTATCAAAATATTTTTTTAATTCTTTAGCGTCTTTAGGTTTTAAATTTTTTGAGTGTTTAGCTATTATCTTTTTCCATACTTCTTGTGGTAATTGATTTATATTTTTCCCTACAGTTTTATGTACTTCTTTAATAATATTATCACCTGCTTTTAAAACATTTTTATTTAACTTTTTAAGTGCATTTATTTCAGTAAATCCTGGTATAACACCTAATCCAGAAAATAAGGATGAAAGACCATATTTCCCAGCCTCACCCCATTTACCTTGTGTAAGGGCACCAATCCCTTTAACCCCATAAGATACAAAATTAACAAAATCTAATATACTTGATGCCGCAGTACCAAAAACCGGTACAAAACTTACAGCTATAGATATGTTTTCTATCATACAATTCCAAAAATCTTTTTCTTCCCACACATCTTTATCCCAACAATTAAAACCACTAGCTAATTCTGTTAAAAAAGATAAATTAATGTCAGGCCCCCATACCATTTCATTATAATTTTTAATATCAATAGTGCTATAGGGGTCACCACCCATAGCCTTAATATTTCTATCTCTAATACCATATACAATATCTGCAATATGATCAGGTTTCCCTTGTTCTAAAAACAATCTATTATATTGTGATTCAGTTATTATTATTCTCATTTTTCATCTTTTTTGTTTCTTCCATATACATATTAACTTCATCTTTTAAAATATCAATACTTTCTTTATCGTTAATATCATAAATGTCAATAATTTTTATTATTTCATATATTCTATCTGTTATTTCGTCTATTCTATCCATTACACACAACCTTTATAAACAAAATCTTTATCTTGATTAGTATTGGGATAATAATCATTAAGTATTCTACATCTAGTTCTACATTTTTTTGAACAATATTCTTTCATCATGTTTTCAAAATCACCTTTATATTTTTTATTTAAATTTTTAAGTAAAGAGTTACTAGTATTTGATATTGACATAATTATAGCATACTCTCTTATTGTCATTTCTTTATTACCTATAATTTTTTTTATTTTTGGTATATGATATAATAATACTGCTTTATTTTGTACTTCTTTATTTTCATTAGAAGATAAAAACTTTTTCATATTTTTTTTCCATTCTTCATCTTCTAATTCTTTACCATTATAAACTTTTATAGTGTTTATCATTTCTTCTTCCGATTTACCAAAATATTTTTCAGTATCCATTGCTTTATATAAATGCGATAAACCACCTTTAGCAAAATCTAATATACCTACACGAGTTATATTATGTAATTTATTTGTTAAAGTTTCATATTTTTTTGATTTACCCATATTTGATATTATTTTATTTGTTATATCTATAATAATATCATCTGTTAATGGCACTACATTTTTATGTTTAATATTTTTTTTATCTTTTTTTTCTTTAACTAATTCTAGTGATGTTTCAATACCAACAATACCATCAACTTTTATGTTTCTATCACTTTGAAATTCTTTTACAATATTTTCCATTTTATTGTCAAAACTCTCACTTAAATCAATATCATAACCATATTCTTTAAGATAGTTTTTTATTTCTTTAACACCATAACCTTCATCCCCCTTTTTAAAAACTTCAGAATTATTATTATTATCTATAATTTTTTTTATTGTTTTAGTGTTAGGTGTTAGATATGAAGTGTTATGTGGTTCTGTAGTAACAACATTATTATTTGATACTGTATCACCACCATCATCCCAGGTATATGTTTGTTCACTTAAGTTACCATATAACCTTTCTTCGGTAAATAACGATTTCATCCTGTTTAGTTCTTCATTTAAATTTTTTGGTATTTTTTTCATTTTACAAATACTAAATATTATTATTAGTGGTATTAAAAATATCATATTGTATTATACAATTTTATTACCTATATATAAATATTACCTATTACATAAAAAATCCCTTCTACATATTAATACATAGAAAGGATTTATTTATTTATATTTTTATTCTTATCTTAAAATACGTTTATCGCCCTATCAAACCTAAGTGTCGCAGTAATATCCGCCAAATCTGAAGAACTATAATCTAAACCACCAAAATCAACGTCATTAAGTTGTGTACTTTGTAATATCCATTTTTGAACAACAACACCTGTTGGGTCTAACATTTCTAACTCAACGTCTTTTTTATACCCTGCGGCATACCCTTGTCTCCCAGTAACACTTTCTGAATGTAATCTAACCCATTCCATTAAGGCCTGAGTCGCAGAAGGTCCAATTGGATCTCTAAATGTCACAGAAATAGGGTCCCACCTAAATCTACCTATTACATAAGTTTCAGTATTTAAAAATGGTATTGTAACTTCATCACTTGAATATTTTGGTCTACTTGTTGTCGATACCCACCATTCTTGTATACCTAACTCATCTGGGAATCTTAAGATAAACCTATTCTTTCTTAACGGTTCATAAGGAACAGGCATTCGCATTAATAAATCTGCCATTTTTTAATTTTTTTTATATTTATTATTGTATTTGATAAGTTTTTTCATTACCTTTATTAATAAATATCATAAAATTTAAAAAATATGGATTATAAAAATTTTTTTTTAACTAATAATGGTTCAGGAAATAAAACAAAAGAAAAATATATAAAAAAAATGATTGTGGTAATTTAGTTTATTACATTAATTTTTAATAAGGTGGTACATCCACTAAGAATTGTTTAACATCAGATGATATTTTTTCTACATCATCAAAATTAATCTTAACACTCATACTAGTGCCGAAATCATCAGGAATAACTTCATAACCTTTTTTATTCCACCATTCTTTAACTTCTTCAAAATAAACTTTCCTTTCTTCTTTGTCATCGTAACTTGAAAAATCATATGATATTTCCTCAACATCATTTGGGTTATATGCCCTTATAAACATCATATAAGTAGATATATGGGAGAGATTATCATCCTGGTACATAGTTTGTGCCAGTCCCCAATTTAATGATTGGTTAGGTATATCACTATCAATATCTTTAAAATCTTGTATATAAGGTTTATTTATATTTTTTAACCTATTATATAGTTTTTTCCATCTAGGATTGTTTTTTCCTTTTTCTTCATCTTTAGATTCACCTAATATTCTCATATTACTTTCTAAAATTAAATTTCTTTTTGTTTCCCAAGGTCTTCTTATCATTTTTTTTATTTTTCACTTTCTTTACATTTACTCACATCAATTTCAGGATCAACTTTAAAATATTTAGTGACACCCTCTTCTTCATTTACTAATTCAATTTCTTGAATATTTTGAAAACTATCATCTATTTCATCAACAATTCTTTTAATCCAATCTTCTATTTTTGGATAAAAAGTATTATCGTCTTTTATTTCTTTGTTTAAATCGTGCATAACTTTTCTTTCGTATGCCTTTGCCGCCGCAGGGTCATCATCATCCCAAGTATCCTGGTATGGACAGAAAAATTTTGCGTATTCTGATTCTTCATCTGCATAAAAAACTAAATTATCAGATTCTTTCCACCACTCTTCTATAGTTTTACAAAAATTAACGGCAAGGTCGAAATCACTTTGTTCTTTAGATTCACCTAATATTCTCTTATTACTTTCTAAAATTAAATTTCTTTTTGTTTCCCAAGGCCTTCTTATCATTTTTTTTATTTTTATTTTTAGTCGTTATCTCGTTCTGATTGCGATTCAGTTTCTTTTGCAACAGTATTTAATTTCTCCATAATTCTATTATTTACATCTAAAACATACTCATAGGCTTTTATACCTTCTTCAAGGTTTGTATCTAATACTTCCCAATCAACACTTTGCATTTTAGATGTATAAATTTCTTTTAAAATTCGTTGAAATTCCTTTTTAGTTTCTATTAATTCTTCATTTATTTCGTTAATTGCACCACTTAGTTGGTATGCGTATTTAGTTACATTATATCCTTCCCCAGAGATTAAACCTTTAATACCTTGAATTTTAGAACCAATTTTGTTTCTAAAGAATTTTTTAATACCTTCATCTAAGTTTTCTGAGGTATTTATAATTCTTTTTAAATCAGATTCATTTAATACAATTACTTTACCATTTTTTTTAATTTTCATTTTTCTATTTTATTATAAATATATTATATTTTATTTTTTCCATAATTTTATCTTTTTTATCCTTTAATAAAAAAATAGGATAAATCCTAGTGTTGATATAGTACCTTTAATGGGTACCTATACTGTTTTATATATTATATATAATTATTAATATAATAGTATAAGTACCCAAATTGGGTACATAGTAGTACTTAAGTACCTTTAATGGGTACCTATACTGTTTTATATATTATATATAATTATTAATATAATAGTATAAGTACCCAATTTGGGTACACAGAGGTTATCTATTATCTCTTATAACACCATAAGAATCTTGATAATATATCAGATTACCCTTGTCATCATATTCCCATTCCCACCAATCACCATCAGAATCTACAGAATATATCACATTACCCTTATCATCATAATCCTTATTCCTCCAAAAACCATCAGAATTTCCTTGATATAACATATTACCATTATCATCATATTCCCATTTCATCCAAAAACCAGAAGAATCTTCTTGATATATCACATTACCATTATTATCACGTTCCCATTTTTTCCATGTATCATCAATAAATTCATGGTATACATAATTTCTATTTTTATCGTAGATTCCTGTTCCACTATAATAGTTACCTAAACTAAGAGTAATACCTTCACCAAATATATTTTTTAATATATATAATTGATCATCCTCATCAGTTATATCCCAAAATCCTCCATTATTTTTTTCATACATATTACTAAAATATGGTATTTCAATAATGGAAGATATCTTATCCAAGAATCTATAATATTTATCAGATTTATTTATTTCTTCCCTAAGTATTCGTTTAATTAATTTTTTCATAATTTTTATCTATTATCTATTATCTATTATATCACCTTCAGAAGTTTCATAATATATTCTATTACCCTTATCATCATATTTTTGTATCTCCCACCAACCATCAGAATCTTCCCAATATATTCTATTACCCTTATCATCATTTTCCCTTTTCTCCCAATAACCATTAGAATCTTCATGATATATCAGATTACCATTATCATCATATTCAAATCTACTCCAAAAATCATTAGAATTTTCAAAATATATTTCATTTCCATTTTCATCATATTCTTTTTTTACCCAATAACCATCAGAATTTTCATAATATATTTCATTTCCATTTTCATCATATTCTCTTTTTGCCCAATAACCATTAGAATTTTCCCAATATACCCTATTGTCATTTTCATCATAAATATCACCTACTTTGTAGACATAGCTAAAAGAGTGACCTTCACCAAATATATTTTTTAATATATATAATTGATCATCCTCATCAGTTATATCCCAAAATCCTCCATTATTTTTTTCATACATATTACTAAAATATGGTATTTCAATAATAGAAGATATCTTATCCAAGAATCTATAATATTTATCAGATTTATTTATTTCTTCCCTAAGTATTTTACGTATTAATTTTTTCATAATTTTTTATCTTCTATCATCAATATAACCATCAGATTCTTCAAAATATATTACATTACCTTTATCATTATATTCCCTTTTCACCCAATAACCAGAAGAATCTTCATAATATATTATATTACCCTTATCATCATTTTCCCTTTTCTCCCAATAACCATTAGAACGTTTAAAATATATCAGATTACCATTATCATCATATTCCCATTTCACCCAATAACCATTATCATCTTCATCATATACCCTTTTATCGTTATTATCATTGTAGATATATCTCCTGAGTTCTTCATAAAAGTAGATATCATAACCATATATCTTCTTCATTATATATAACTGATCGTCCTTATCATATATGGTTAATCCTTCCATTGATTTAAAATAAGGTAAATCAACATGATCAGATATTATATCTAATCTACGATAATGTTTTTCAGATTTATTTATTTCTTCCCTTAATATTTTACGTATTAATTTTTTCATATACTTTTATTATATAAATATTATTAAAAATAAAAAACCCCCCTAAATATTTTAGGAGGGTTAAATATACAAATTATTTTAATAAATTTTATTAAATATCATCAAAACTTGCCCCTGTATTTGTAATATTAAACTCAATTGAAATGAATTCCAAAGACCTTGTTGGTTTTATGAAAATCCTACCATTAAGTTCGTTTCTATCAATTGATTCAGGTGTATCATCCAATACAACTCTAAAATCAGTTAATCCTCTCTCCTTTCTAATATTATCTAAAATTGGATTAACTAAACTTAAGAACTGATTTCTAACAACATCATCATTTTGTTCAAATAATAATCTGATGGATACTGCGGAAATAAGTTTTCTTGCCTGTAATAATAATCTTCTGACATTAATTCTATTAAGTGCAGTTTCTTTTACTTGTAAAGTTTTATTACCAAATATAACCACACCAACATCTGAAAATGTTGCCATTGGATTAATTCTACCCTCATATAAATCATCTCTATCCGCCAATTTAAGTTTAACTCTTGCCTTAATTGCGTTTGTAACACCTCTATTTAATCCTGCCGAGGCAAACCAAGGAAATGCGATGTTATCCGTTAATGCGATGTTTCTAACAACTTCTAACGTAGGTGGTAACCATACGTATCTGTTGTTTTCTGTATCATTCATCTGTAACCAAGGCCAATACGTTGCCGAATAATTAGAATCAATTGCCGAATCCTCAATTATATCAATTGCCTCGCCAACTGTTAAGGCAACACCATCATCATCAGTATCAGGTGTATTAATAATGTAAAGTGAATCCGCCCTATCAACTTCAACCATATCAACTGCGTTTTCTATTAATCCAGGTTGGTCCCTTAAATCTAAACCTGGTGTTGCGAATACATTTATATTTACTGCCTCAGGATTATTATACGTGTATATACCATTTAGGAATGCGTAATAATCAGAATTAATTCCATCATCACCTTCACTAGTAACATAATTTGAGAAAACACCTGTCGAGTTTAATCCTAAAGACCCCAAAGTACCAGTTTTAGTATATGTGTCTTTATTAGTTCTCTCAGTCCTATATTCATCCCATCCATCCCATCCACCAAAAGGTGCAAATGTGAATTTTCTTGCCGCCAATTTATCATATGGTCCGCCAACTATACTAGAGTTTGAAGTGAATGCGGATACACCAACTTGTAATGTCGGTACATAACTATTAACACCTAATTCTACTTTTGCCCCATTTGCGTTAACATCTAAATGGAAACCATCCGTTTTACCAGTATATGCACCATTATTAACTGCGTTTAATCCTTTATAATCAAAGAAATCTTGGTCAACACCTATAGAACTATTTAAACCTAAATATGTTTTTCTTAATTTAGATGTGTTAAAATCAGTGTATTGTGTTTTATATTCTATCTTAGGTGGTAATGCGGTACTATCACCAATATAAGTTCTATTTAAAACACCTTCAAAACCCGCAGGGAAATGGTTAGGTAAGTCAGGATCATTTTGATCGTATAACTCAACCATTATATATTTACTCCTTAATGGATATTCCCCATCACTAGTACCAATTTTTCTTGCGATAAACCCAGTTGATGTACTATCTAAAGAAAGTGAAGAATATTTTTCAACTACTGAAAGATTTGTGTCAGTATCATTAAACTTCCTTATTAATAAATCAAATGTTTTTTCATCAGGTTTAACATTAATAATTGAAAATTTAACATCCTCATTTGCCGAATTACCATCAGAAATAGTTATAAATCTAAATAATCTTTGTAATGTTGCCCCGGCACCTACACCTTTTAATTCAGAAAGAACCCAAGGCGATGCGGCAGATTTCCATATTTCTTTATAATTATTTAAATTATTTGTTATTGTAGAACCAATATTTACAAATGTAGTATCTAAACCTCTTACTTTTTCCGCAGATATTAAATCCTCTAATACATTACTATAAAGTTCTTCAACCCACAATTCTGTTTCTTTATCTTGTGTTGAACTCCCAAATACTCTAGGTAAAAAATTCTTTTTAGTTTTATCTAAAGATACATCATATGTAAATGATGAACCATTACTTGAAGTACCTGTTACACTAAAAGATTTTTTTGCATCACTTTTAATGTTTGTTATATTAGACATACCGGTATCAGTTGATCCTGTTACATCGTATACTAAATCTTCAGAACCACCATAAGTACCCCTTGACCTAAGTGTTGCGATAACACTACCATCAATGTCTGTATAACAAGTCGCACTATAGTTAACAACTGTACCCGATGTTACACCCGTTACAAATAAACCTGAAGTACCTTGTTCTATTACTTCCATATCGAAAGTCGCCCCACTAAAATCACAATTAGTTTTAACATATTTTTGTGATGTAAGTGAAATTGTATCTCCCGTTACTTTTAAACCTAAAGATGTAAATAAATCACTTATTTGGTCATCATTATATAATGCCTCTAAATTAGAGTTTGACCAATCTAAAGTAACTGGTGTCCCCCCTGTTGATGCGGTATATGTTAATAAAGGGTTAACACTATCAGTTCCCGTAGTTCCTACCGTAGAAGGATCTTCGGAAGAATCTAATGTAATACACCAGGCGTTTCCTGCGTCATATCCTGATAACCCCAATACTCTACTTACATAAAGTTGATTAGTTTGAGTTAAAAAAGATTTCGCAATGTAATTTAATTCAAATTTTTGGTAACCCGTACCTTTGAATTTTTCTGGATTTAAAGTTCCAAAATAACTTGTAAATTCATCATAGTTTGAAATAAAAACGGGTTCAAACGCAGGACCCTTTGGTGTTTCACCTAATAACCCTAATGTTGTAACCCCTACTTGTCTTGTCACAAATGTTAAATCCTTTTCAGATGTAAACACACCAGGACTAACAAAAATTCTATCTGTTGATGCCATTAATTATTTATTTTTAGTTAATATTATTATTTTCTTTTTATATAAATATATCGTATTTCTTAAAAAAATTTTATTTTAATATAATTAAATAAAAATAGTATGTTTTTTTTATTACTTTTATCATACTTATTTAAAAAAGATGATGAAAAGAGATAAAAATTTGAAGATAACATCACAAACACATAAAATTCTAAAAGATTATTGTGAAGAAAATGGTTTGAAAATGTTTGCGTTTGTTGAAAAGATTATTAAAAAAACATGTCTAAAACCAAAAGATATTTACGGAGAATGATCACCAATCTACTAATGTGTTTGTTGCAGATTTAAACCCAAAATTATATAATTTTCTTAATTTTGTGGGGTTTGTATCGTATAATTCTTTTATGATATAAGGTATAAATATTTGTTTATTTTTTATTGTTCTTTTTTCCCTACCAGATATTAATTCTAATAAGTATTTTTCTTCTATTTCATCTTTTTTACTTATTTCTATTGCATCTATATCAGTAAGTCTTGTAAATACACTTATCATATTATGATCTGACCAATCACTATCTAATATATGTTCATAATTTTGTGGTCTTGCGAAAACTGAAATGACTTCTGTTATATTTGAAATGTTTTCTAACATCCAAGGTGATAATATATGGTTCCTAACACCACCATCATATAAAATCATATTTTTAAAATGTACCCCCTCAACTGCCAATGGTATACTCGCAGAGGCGTTAATTAATAGTAAAAAATCATCATAACTATATTTTTTATCTTTAATGTTTATTATGAATCTACTACCAGTTTTAAAATCTACTGAACCAATCCATACATTGGGGAACTCACCTTCTTGATACCTTATAAAATCTTCCTTAGATACTATTCTACTAATAGTTAATGGTAGATTATTTTGAGTGCCAAAAGAAGATCTCCCAAATAACGCCCTAAACTTAGCAGTAATACTTATTTTGTTTTTTTTATTAATAGGGATACTATCAAATATATCGTCAATGGTAAATATTTGTGTGAATTCTCTAAGTATATCCCATTTACGTAAGGCAATTGGTATACCTAAAATACCCCCAGAACTTATACCACTAATGTCTGTAGGTCTATAACCTAAAACATTAAATATATAATCACATGCACCGGCAAGACCAGAGATCTTTGTTCCTGCCCCTGATAAGTTAAGTATTTTTCTATTTTCCAATTATAATTGTTTTATAATATAAAACGAAAAATGTATAAAAATGTTAATATAAATCATATATATCGTCATACCAAATCTTTTTACCCATTTCCTTTTGATATTCTTTTAACAAAATTAACACATTTTTGTAGGGTTCGTGTTCTAATTTTGTTTTACCTTTTTCATCATACCATTTAGTGAATTCCATAGGTGAGATAAAAAGCCTAAGTAAATTACTGTTTTCATCATTTAAATAAACATGGTATATTCCATGTTTACATATTCTGTAGCGTAAAATTTCTAAGTTTTCATAGTTTACCATAGTTAAAGTTTTTATTTATTTTGTGTAATACTTTCTATATCGTTAACCGTATTTAATTTCTCTAAACTAAATGTTAATGAATATTTCCATTTATAATTTCCATATTTATTTCTTTATATATAAAAATTGTTTCTCACCACCGAACAATAAAACCTTTTCTACCATATTATGTTTATTAGCGTTGTTTATTATTAATTGTCTGCATTCCCCTAACTTATGAACAAGTTTTGCACCATTAATCATATGTTCATGAAATACTGAACCCACTTTCATTCCTTTAAAAACCTTATTATACATATTATCAATATCCTCTAATTTTTTAAAGGGTTGGTAGGTTAGGATTAAATCATAACTAGATAAATCACATTCCATAACATCTTTTGATCCAATACTTAATTTATTATCAACCCAAAATTGTGATAAGTGTTTAGTAATTAATTTTAATAATTCTTCATTATGGTCAACACCATAAAAATCACCTTTTATTTCGTAATTTTTAAATTGTAAGTTTAAATTATATAATGTAGTACACAGACCACACCCTAAATCAATAACCTTCATATTATTTTTTAATATCCCACTATTCCATAATGATTCCACCATCCCATAATATTTACGTTGTACCCCCTCAATATACTCAAAATTGATATCTGATTTTTCCACAAGTAACTTATCTGGATTTATTGCATCAGCGATTATAGAATATTTTTTTACTGTGGCATTAAGATGGTCACCCCAATATATGTGGTCAACCATAGAACTTGTGCTAACGCTTCGGGAATTCTCCGATGTGACTATTGTTTCCATTTAATTTCTTTTATTTATAATAAAAATAATAAGAGTTTTCAAAGAATAAATAGTTAAATTAAAAAAGACATCTATGGTGACTACTTAAATTAATCACCCTAATTTACTAATAGATGTTAAATACTTTTCCACCACGCTGTAATATTGGCATAATTAAATCCTTTATTTAACTCTATTAGTCGTTGAAGTACTTCATCAGAAGTGAGGTACTGCTCAACATATACTTCATCTTTGAAACTGGTAATAGAAATCGTTAAATTAACCTTATCTATACCAACTTCTTGTATAGTAACCACTTTTGTGGTGTCTTTTATTAATGCGTATTTCATCTTATTATATTTTATTTATATTATTCTTCATACCCATTTAAAATGCCAACTATTTCGTTAGTTCCAGATACCGTATCAACATACACACCAGTATCAAATTCTAAAGGTTCTGTAAATGTGTGACTATTAACAAGTGAAGCGGTAACTTTATTACCAGGGTCTGCTAACACCATTGGATATATTATAGGTGTTGCCCCAACAAGAGTATCAACCAAGTTCACCCTAGCAGAAGAGACTGCACTATTCTCAATAAAAATAACCAAATCAGTTATAAATAATGTTTTACCCGCAGTAACGGTATGTATCAAAGTGTCAGTGTTACTGATATCTATAACTATTTTGACAGGAACTCTACCAGGTAATTGAGATGGTCTAGCACCACTTACTACATGTAAGTTATGATATGTACCATCGTCATTAGTTGTTTCAGCAACATTTACATTTTTAAACGTGGAACCTACTTCACCAGCAATAACATTTCTACCTAAGTTAGCTACCATAGCTGGAGATATGAACGCATCAAGACCTAATAATTGACCACTTAAAGCCTTAGTTAATAATTTAGTTTCATAAAATAGTTGTGTTGTTGTACCAGTACCAGTATTTTCAAAACTGTAGTGAACATAAGGTGTAAATGCTGGTGCCGCATAGAGTTGAAACCCATTGGATGAACTATAAGGTACTGAAAGATATCTTTCCACCCCATTAGCACCAACAGTAGTTCCACTACAATCTGAAGTAGAACAAAATTTAAACCCTAAAGTACCATCTTGGTCTGAAATGATATGTGTTTGTACTTGTGTGTATCCTTGAGCATCTATCACATCAGAACTAAAGGTAATACCAGTTGCGATATTATCAGTTGTTTGAAACGCAACACCATCAATCTTAGCATTAGTGAATGAACCACTAGGGTTAGTACCAACTTGAATACTTCTACCCAATTCAGTCACCATTGCTGGTGCTATAAATGCATCAGTCGTTAATAGTTGTGGACTTATTGCTGTCGTTAAAATCTTTGTGGTGTAATAAAAATCCGTTTGAGTGACTACCCCATTATTCGTAAATTTGTATTCAATAAAGTTTCCAAAGGCTGGTGCTGCAAAGAATTGGTATCCATTTGCAGCCACATAAGGGATTGATAAACTCCTAACAACATCAGTAAGTCCAACATCAGAACAAAATGAAATATCTATTGTACCATCGTGTGATGCTAATACCTCTGTTTGTACTTGAGAATAACCATTCACATTAACCGTTGTAGATGTAAAGGTTGCCCCACTTGCTAATGGTGTTGTTGTTACAAATGCCGTAACTTCAGCATCTAAAGGTGGTGTATAACTCATTTTATTTAATTTTTAATTTATTTTTTTATTATATAATTATCCAGTTTGAACCATCCGATTGAACCGTTCTACTTACATATTGTCTTTTAATATCAATGGTTGTCGAACCATTGATTGTCTGACCTAAAGTACCTTTTAATGTTATTACCCCCGTACCACTATTCACAAGTGTATAAGGTGTTCCTTGGATACCTATCGCTGTTGGTAGATTTACTATGAATGTCCCACTAGTACAGTTTATGGTTTCATCAACTGCTGAAAAAGTGTCTGTGGATGTTATATTTCTTAAAGTAGTGGGTGTACTAGCAATACCTGTAAGGTTACTACCATCCCCATATAATGTTCCACCAGAAATTGTTGTTGCTGATATTATACCATTAACCGTTAACCCAGTCATAGTATTAATTGTCACTGGGAATGTATCACCCACATTGTCAGATATGGTTAATGTATTCGCATCGTCATATGTGAATCCTGTAATATAGGTGTTCATTCCAGATGGAATTGTGACATCTAATTTAATCTGATTTGTTGTTGGATTTGAAAGTGTAACATTTGTGCCACCAGTTAACAATAATACGTCAGTACCATCATTTCTTGTTAATGTGGCTTGATTACTTGTAAATGTTGTTCCCGATGTATAAGTATCCTCAAAAGGTAATGTATGTGGAACCCCTTCAGAGTTTTTGTATAATAACCCTATTGTCGCTGAATTTGTGTTATCAGTTGCTGGTATTGAAACAGTACCACCAGTAACGTATGTATCTAAACTTTCTATTATAGTAGTTAAGTTAGTACCACCACTAAGTATTGTAGTTGCATCTAAAGTTCCATTAACTGTTAACCCACTCATTTGATTAATGGTAGTACTAAGTGAACCACCATTATCATCAGTTATAGTTAAAGTGTTGTTATTATTATATGTGAATCCTGTTGTGGTAATACCCACATCAGTTTTAACAACTTCTTGTGGTGTATCATTACCGTTACCAACCCATAAATAATCGGATGTTAAATTAGGTAAACCAGCGGTACGTGCGGTGTTAAATATAAATATTTGACCATTTGTAGTACCAACATTTAATATCTTAGCAACTCTTTGTATTTGAGTGTCTGAACCAGATGGTCTATTTTTTGTTAAACCACCATCAGATTTTGCAACATACAATACATCATTAACTTCCCAAGTTTCACTAAATGGGTTCAGTATGGTTGAACCACTTGTCGTATCCACACCAGATATTTTACCGAAGGTAACAATTGGGTAAACACCAGCGTTATCAAAATCTTCAGCAGTAAAACCAATTACTGGCATTGTAGAACCAGTTGTTGCGTTTGTTAGTTCAACTTCATGCAAATCACTGTCAAACCCAACAATATAAACTGGACACCCCTTATCAATAGTCCCAGCAGAACCTTTTTTACCCCATATTGTGACATCACCTAGATTACCATATTCTTCACCAGAAACCCACTGATTGGATACAGTATCAAAATATAATAATTCACCTTGATATGTGGCATCTGGGGTTGTGGGTATGCTTGTTGTTACATCGTCTAAGTCGTTTAAAGTTAATCCCGTATAAGTGGTTGCGGATAAAGTATCTACAATCAAAGTACCATTAACCGTTAACCCTGTAACTGTATTAAATGAAGAATTTAAATCAACTCCATCATTTCTACTTATTGTAAATGTATTGGCGTTGTTGTATGTAAACCCTGTAATGAAGGTATTCATAGATGGTGGTAAAGATACATCTATTTTTATTTGATTTGAAGATGGGTTAGAAAGTGTTACATTTGTTCCACCACTTAATTTAAATATATCTGTGGAATCGTTTCTTGTTAATATGGCTTCATTACTTGTAAATGTTGTACCAGTAACAAAAACATCAGTACTACCAGTAATACCACTTACTGGTCTATACTCTACCACACCTGTAGAATTATTTCTTACAAGTATATCTGTTGCTAAACTATTAAGTGTTGGGGTTGTTGTAATATTAATGGTTTGTGCAGATAATACACCATTAACTTTAGAATCTCCTTCAGAGATAAACCCCTTTTTTATTTTAAATTCATTTCCCATAACTTTTCACTGTCCAAGTTTATGTTTATTATTCTATTTATTAATAAATATGTGGTTTTATAATTTTAAGTCTTCAAACCAATCTTCTCCAATTATTTGTAGCATTTCTTTTTCTTCATTTGTTAATTCATTCATAATAATATCATTATAATCATCTTTTTGAATTACTTTAAGAGCATAGTTATCAACATTAGGGTGTTTAATTGGTTCTCCATATTGTTGAGCAGTATATTTTACACTAGAAGAATTTAATGCATTATGCAATCTTACGGAAATATCTATAAGTATGTTTTCATCTGTATTTACTAAAGCTATCATATTTATATTCCGTATTTATTTGTTAAGTAGTTAGTTACAGTGGCAACTTCTGATGTAGATAATACTTTATCATAAACTATAAACTCACAAATGTTACCTATCATTGTTCCATTTAAAAGACCAACTTGGTCACCTAAAATATGTTCTACATAAACAGTCCAATCTTCAACGTGGGCTTTATTTGCAAAAACTGTAGAAGAATCTACATAATAATCTATATCTGTTGCACTTTTATTAATACCTATAAAATGCGGTAGATTGTCTTGTGCTATTAATGTTTGTGTTTTTCCCATAAATTGGTCATAAAATACAATGTTATTTCCAAATACCCCTATTCTTTCAGAGTACAAAGCCATAAAAGGAGGAAAACTTCCATCAGTAGAAGCCCAATATGCACCACCATTTGTAAGGTTTGGTGGTGGTGCTGTTTGTTGGCCAACTACCCATACACTACCCTCATCAATAGAAAAAATAACTTGTGCTAATAATTCTAAAAAGGTTGTTCCATCTACAAAAACTCCAGGTAATCCATTAATTAGACTTGCTTTATATTCGGGTTGTCTAATTGCAGTTGCTTGAACAAAATGATTATTATTACCACTTTGGTCTTGCCATTGATAAACGGCATCACCATCTACAGGGTTTCCACCATTAACCCCAACATCCCCCTTTAACCATACCGTTAAATTTATTTCTGGAAATGAAAATCTTGGTCCTACTACTCCACTCATAATTTAAGGTATTATATCATCTGATTGCCATTCTGGTGTTGACATCAACGCAACCATTTCATCATAATTATAAGGACCTTCAGTTGTTGTAAGTGTTAAAACTGAAGGTGGAGTATCACCCTCCCATTTAACAAAAGTTTTTGTTAAATCAATAGATTTTCTAACGGTATTTATTGAAGTTTCTAAGACCTCATTAAAATTTATTTTTTCCAATTCAGATACATTAAATATCATGAATGTTCTATGGTCATAAATGTGTGACATAATTTTTTATTTATTAATAAATATAAATATTTTTATTTAAATCTAGATTTCATTGTGTTATAATTTTGTAATACTTCTTCTTGTGTAAGAACTCTATCATAAACTAATGTTTGATAAATAGTTCCAGGAAAGGGGGAGGTAGGTATTGTCCCAGCTGCACCTATGTATCCATTAAGTGCAATTTTTGAAGTTGATGGTATAAATGTATTTGTTAAGGTACCAAAGGTTAGAACCAACACGTTACTTTGCAATTTACCATCTATATAAAATGTTGGTCTATCTAACCCATCATTGGTGTTTATAGACCCATCAAAACAAACAGTTAAATTATGCAATTTATTTACCTCTATAACATCACCATCACTTCTTACCAAACGCACTTGAGGTAAACTACCTATAAGTCCAGGAATAGTATAATGTGTAGATTCTATTCTTACACCCCCATATGCGCCACCTCTATTTCTACAATTTAAATAAAGTTGCCGTTGATTTTCAACAGATGGTGCAAGTTTAGTAAAAAACATACGGTTCTCATCCTCTACCAATGAAATAAATTTTACCCAAGTTTGAACTGTATAAGTAGGACTTGTCCCAGCTATTACACCATTTAGTATATCTCCTAAATCTATTGTATCATCTATACCATCAAATGATAAACCACCACCCCTATCTGACACATAAGATGTACCATTAATTAAATCACCATTATAATCGTTAATGGTCAAATCATTAATGGTGGTACTACTATTAAATAATGAATTTGGATTTGCACCATCATAATATAAAACCAAACCATCAGTAACTATTTTTGGTGAATACCTAAATGCCATATTATATACTTCTTACTATTGTTTTTATTGTATAAGTTCCAGTGACTGCGGATACTGCTAAAATTGTACTACTACCAGATACCGAAACATTAAAGGTCACACCATTTGTACTACTACCAATATCATTTGTTGTAACCTCATTAAATTCTGCCGTTGTTCCACTCCATATTGACATAATATTACCAGACCTTGCACCACCATTACCCACAAGTGTATAATCAAAAAATGCCCCCGTATATGCCGAAGTTGGTATTGAATAAATATTTGTTACCCCACTATTGGCGGTTGTTCTAACTGTCGTATTTAGAGATGGTGCCAAATATGTACCCATTAAGATTCTATCATCAGAAAATACTTCAAATATTGGTAAACCAGATATATTATTAACCGCAAATAAGGAACCTATAAGGCTATCCGTAACCGTAAATAATTCACCACTTGAACCTTCAATTTTGAATATTGGATTTGTTGACCCCGAACCAATTAATGTTAGTATAGTATCAGTATTGGCTGAAAGTACCGCAGAAGTACCTGTTAATCCCTTTACATTTGTATCACCAGTAACAACTAAGTTACCATTAACAGTAAACCCAGTTACACTATTAATTGTTGCCGTTAAATCTGATTCACCTTCATTTCTTTCAAGTGTAAATGTATTCGCATCATTATATGTGAATCCAGTTACATATGTATTTGTGGTTGAAATAGAACTTAAACTAATATTATAATTATTACCATCATTTCTATCAAATGTGATTAATTTAGTCCCATTATTATATGTTCCACCACTTGTAAATGTATCTTCAAATGGTAACGTTCTAGGGGTACCATCAGAATCTTTATAAAATAAACCTATAGTACCACTATTAGTATTATCTGTTGCCGAAATAGAAACAGTACCACCAGTTACATAAGTGTTAGTTAATCCAGTTATATTAAGGCTAACCGCATCATTTCTATCAAGGGTTATAATATTTGTAGAATCACTATATGTCCCACCTGTTACAAATGTATTAGTGTCTGTTGGGATAGTAACATCAATTTTTATTTGATTTGAAGATGGGTTAGAAAGAGTTACATTTGTCCCACCAGATAATTTAAATATTTCAGACCCATCATTTCTTGTTAATGTACCCTCATTACTTGTAAATGTTGTTCCAGTAACAAATGTATCGGTAACCCCAGTTACATTAAATGTGTCACCACTATTATTATTAAATGTTATAATATCTGTATTGGTATTATACGTACCACCTGTTACAAATGTATTTTCAGATGATGGCACTGCAACATCAATTTTTTGTACATTACCAACTTGAGTGATTGTTGTATTTGAACCACCAGATATTGTATTAAATATTAGAGTTGTTCCAGATTTCCCACTAAATATTTCATTGCCACCACCTAAGTTTATACCATTTTCTACCTTAGTGTTAAGTATTGTTTGTGTATTACCAGTATATGTGTTAAATAAAGATAGATTAGTTTTACCACTTAAAACGGGGGTTAAATCAACAGTTAATGTTGGTTCACTTTGGTTTCTTTCAAGTTCTATAATATCACCATTAAGTGTTGAGGCAGTAAGAAATGTATCGGTAAACCCTGTTAAAAACCCACATACATCAAAAGTAGTTCCACTATTAGTGATGAACGTAACACAACCATTAGAAGGGTTATATGTACCACCAGTTACATTTATATCGTTATCAGAAAATAAAGATGAAGAATTAGATACTGTAAATGTACCACCACTATTATTTGTAAAATTAAGAGTTGATGTCGAAACATCTGCATTTCCACTAACCACATAGGTATCTGCGGATAGTGAAGATAAGTTTACGTTAATTATATTCCCATCATTCCTTGTTGATGATAATACATATGATGAATTATTAAAAGTTTGACCAGTTAAAAATGTATTAGTAATACCTGTTATATTGAAAGAACCATTTTGTCTATCTAATGTTAATGTATCTGTTGAATCATTAAATGTACCACCAGTCACATAGTTATCTACTGTAGAAATACCCGTTAAATTAGAACCATCACCATAAAAAGTAGTCGCAGATAATGAACCATTAACAGTAAGACCTGTAAAGTCATTAATAAATGTACTAATATCAGATAAATTATTATTTCTTTTTAAGGATAATAAATTATTAGTAAATGTTGATCCGGTTACAAAACTATTAGTGTTATCTAATAATTCTGATACATTAACAGTAAACGGTGAAAACCCACTATTACCTGAAAAATCAATAGATGTAGTACCACTAACATAAGTCCCACCCGTAACAAAAGTATTTGAGATCCCTGATATATTTACATTACCACCATCATTTCTAATTAACGATAATGTGTCTGTAGAATCATTGAATGTTCCACCAGTGACAAATGTGTTGGTATCAGGTGGTATTGAAACATCAATTCTTTGTACATTACCAACTTGAGTGATTGTTGTATTAGATCCTCCTGATATTGTTCTAAATATTAGAGTTGTTCCAGATTTCCCACTAAATATTTCATTTGAACCGCCAACATTTAAACCATTTTCAACTTTAGTGGTAAGGGTGTTTTGTAGGTTGGTAACACCTGAAATTGGGATATTAAATAATCCAATACCATCACCATTAAAAGTGTTTGCCGATAAAATACCATTAATTGTAAGACCAGTAAAATTATTTATAGTTGTGTTTAATATTAAACCATCATTTCTAATGATACTTAAAATGTTGGCATCATTATATGTAAACCCAGTAACTGTAGTAGTGGCACCACTAATGATACTACTTACAGTTCTATATTCTACTAACCCAGTTGAATTGTTTCTTACTAAAACTTGTTCTAAACCACTATTTTCAGTTATTGAACTAAAAGTTAAACCACTTAAAATAATTAAATTATCATTAACATTAATTGGTGAACAACCATATATATTAGAAGTATATATACCTGTACACGCAGAAAGGGTTGTTGCGACAATATTATTAGTGTTTAGTAAATTACTATGTATTGTTAGTGTATTACCAGTACAATTATATATATTGTTAGTATAAAATCCAGTACAGGCACTAAGGATATCAAAAGTATCACTACTCTGTACTATATAATTTTTTCTTATGTTTGAGTTATCACAACTACTCATATTATAATACCACTTATTTGAATTTCTGACGATAAATTAACATTAGTTTTATTAACTTTAATATATAATTCATCACCGTTATTAACTGTAAATGGTAAAGTAACTGTAGTACCATTTATTTTAAATATATGGGAAACACTATTACTACTATTAATAGTGGAATATGTTGCATTTATTTCAATAGGTATCTTCACATTACTTACACCATTATTAAATATAACACTTATACAAATACCCTTATTTTGGTCATCTACATTAACCTGATATGTTGCCCTATATAGTTCTTCACTTATTTCATAAAAATTAATACCTCTACTAATTGCCGGGGTTATAATAAAATCATCTTCATCTAATAAATAACCTAACATTTTTATTGTAAACAATTGTACATAATATTTTCTTTCATCAATATTAGATATCACACTTTCGTCACCAATACTATCTAAAATCAATGGTATTGGGTGGCCATTCACTCTTATATATTTTTCTAAAGATGAAAATGAAGTTAACATTTTTCTATTAATTTTATTTAAATCTCTCATTCTGTTACAAAAAAGTCTTACTTCATAAATAATGTCAACGGAAACTGGTTGTGGTATTTTATAAATATCGTAACCATTTCTATTACCATCCCATGTAGGGATTTTCATATATGTAAATGTTGGTCTACCTGGTATATTAAAACTACCTGCATAATTTGTACCTTGTTGGGCATCAGGTTTTCTAACTATAGTAATAAAAGGTATTTTTATATTTTTATCTATATCAGAATACTCCCATGTTTTTGAAAATTCCGCCCACCTTTGGGCACTTAAAAAAATAACAGGAACTTTTTCTCCTGCCAATGATAGGTCAACGTCATTTTCCACGAAATTTATTAATTCACCATCCATATCTTCATGTAAGATACCTTTTGGTAAATATGTACCTTTGTTGGCAATGTCATCCAAGATACTTTGTCGTTGTTCAAACCCTTGTTTATGGGGTGTGATATTTAAATTTTTCCTATAATTTTTTGGTAAACCCATAGTTAATATCCGTTAAATTCATCTAAATCAGTAGGGGTACATGTTATTGTTCTATAAAATCCTTTATAACCACCAATAGTATGTGCGTTATCAGAAAATATTTTCCCATTATTTGTTACTGTATAATATTTTATTTCATGTTCATTTTCATTATAACCAATATAGTCACCATAGTTAATATCCACCTCTAATTCATTTAAAGTATCCTGGTAAACACCTAAAGTAATATTACCACTTTCTAAATACCTTAAAGAACCTTCAGTATTATAATTTTTATTAGTTGGTGAGGCCAAATTAAAACTCACAGGTATTTCTACTGGTGGTTTAAATCTTATACCATTTTTAATAGTTTCACCATATATATCATCTTCTGTAGTTTCAACTCTATCAACTTGAAATAATATTACTTTTATATTTATATCGCCTTCTAACCATTCTCTACCGAATTCAATTTCAAGGTTGAAATCATCTTGTGAAAAAAATTTGTTTAGTCTTTCTATTGGTACTATTTTTTTATTAGACATAATCTTTTATAGATAAATATTTCTTTTTAAGAAAAAAATTGTTATTATTATAATTATGTTAGATTTAAAAGATATTAATAATTTAAATAGTGAAACTTTATTAGAAAGTTATAAAGGTAAAAACCCTTACATAGTTTACATGAAAAAAAAATTATGTGAGGATAAGAAATATATTTTAACTAATAATCAATTAAGTTATGTAAGAAAATATTATAATTTTGAACCTAAAGAACTTAATAAAGTAATAGAATTAACAAATTATTTTAGTGAAGAACTAAAAGAAAAATACAAATTAAAATCCCCACCTAAAAAAATATTAATAGAAACATTATTGGCAGAATCTGATAAGGCAATGCATGTTTTATGTAAATTTTATCAAAACCAAAAAGGTGTTAAATTAGTATGGATCCCAAAAACACAATTATTAGATGACATATATTATGAGGAAATCAATGTAGATGTAGATTTTGACTATTATCAAAGAATAGATAAAAGAGGTTGGAAGGCATTTAAACATCAAGAAGAAGGGATTAAATTTTTATTGAAAAATAAAAAGTGTATTTTGGCCGATGATATGGGACTTGGGAAATGTTTAGAGGTTGATGAATTGGTGTACACACCAAATGGTTTAATAAGGATTGGTGACATTAAAATAGGTGATTATGTAATTGGGTCTAATGGTAAAAAAACTAAAGTACTTAGTGTATACCCACAAAAAAATAAGAAAAAAATATTTAAAATAACTTTTAATGATGGTTATAGTCTATTAGTTACTGAAGATCATTTATGGGATGTTATGAGTTGTAACAACTCAAATAATAGAAATAATGGTAGAAATAAAAGACATTTATTGTTAACCACAAAACAAATGTTAGATGGTAATGGTGAAGTAGAGATTAAAGGTAGTGGTTCTAATAAAAATAGAGTTTATAAAGTAAAAACATATTATAAACAAAAAAATGGTACATTAAAATGGCAAATACCGTTACTAAGTGAACCTATTCATTTTGAAAATAAGAAAAAATTATTAATAGATCCTTATTTATTAGGAGTTTGTCTTGGCGATGGACATATAAAAGAAAAATCTGTAAGACTTGAAGTTCATAAAGATGATTTTGAAGAAATTTTTAAAGGACAAATAATAAAAGAGAATAAGTCAAAACCTAATACAAGGAGATGTACTATTAAGGTAGGTGAATCAATTAAAAAATTAAAATTAAATAATAGTAGATCATATAATAAATTTATACCTAATGTTTATAAATATTCTTCTATTAAAAATAGGTTGTCTATACTTCAAGGTCTGATGGATACAGATGGACATTGTTGTAAACCAATAGATGGTAATTTTCGTGGTACAAAATTCTGTTCTATTTCTGAAAAACTAGTTGATGATGTTGCAGAAATTGTACATAGTTTAGGTGGTATAGTGAAAAAAAATAGTTGGATACCTACATATACGTATAAAAATGAAAAGAAAAAAGGTAAGAGGGCGTATTCTTTATACATTAAATTACCTGATGGAATGAATCCTTTTAGACTGAAAAGAAAGTCTAATTTATATAATTCTCCTAAAAAATATAAAGTTGGTAGATATATAAAAAGTATTGATTATGTAAGAGAAGGTGATTCTGTATGTATCTCTGTTGATTCTGATGATCACTTATTTGTTGCAAAACATGGTATAGTTACACATAACACATACCAGTCAATAACTGCATCATTAGAAAGTGATGCGAATAGAATATTAGTAGTTTGTCCTTCATCATTAAAAATAAATTGGATGAGAGAAATAGAAAATTTCACTGATGATGTGTCAATAATAAATGGATCACATTGGGACCCTTCCCGGTTTACTATAATAAATTATGAAATATTAAAAAAATTCCATACAATAAAAGAAAAAAATAAAGAATATGAGGACTGGGAACTTAGGAGAGAGATTGTTGAATATAATCCAGATATAATAATATTAGACGAGGCACATTATGTTAAAAACCATAAAAGTAATAGGGGTAAAATAATAATAGATATCGTGAAAAATTATGGTACTGAGAAGGTATGGTTGTTAACTGGGACACCTATTGCAAATAGACCTATGGATTACTATAACCTTTTATCAATTATAGATTCACCTGTTACAAATAATTGGGTACATTTTGCAAAAACATATTGTGAAGGTAAAAGGTTTAGAAAAGGTAAAAAATATATATGGGTAACTAAGGGGGCATCTAATCTTGAGGAATTGTCTGCAAAAACAAGAAAAACTATATTACGTAGGAAAAAGGAAGATGTGTTAGATTTACCTGAAAAATTAGTAACACCAGTTTATTTAGAACTTAAAAATGTTGACCAATATAAAAGTGTGTGGGATGATTATCTATTAAAACGTAAAGAAGAAGGGAAAAGGGGGAATCCTGCAAGGGATTTAGTAGAAATGACTTTATTGCGAACATTTATTTCTATGGAAACTGTACCGTATTCAATAGAAAAGGCAGAAGAGGCTTTAGAATTAGGTAAAAAAGTTATAATATTTTGTAATTTTAATGATGAAATGGATGCATTTATAACTCATTTTGGTGATAAATCTGTTTGTGTAAGGGGTGGAATGAGTAATAAACAAAAACAAATTTCTGTTGATAAATTTCAAGAAGATAAAAATTGTATGGTTTTTATTGGTCAAATAAAGGCTGCGGGTGTTGGTTTAACACTAACAGAGGGTGAAATTGTTATTATGAATTCTTTAGATTGGGTTCCTGGTACACATGAACAGGCAGAAGATAGGGCATATAGGATAGGACAAAACAAAACTGTTAATATTTATTATATGTTAATAGATAAAACTATTGACACATTGATTTGGAAAATTTTACAAAATAAAAAGAAAATCATTGGAACTATAATAGGTGAAGATGAAATTATAACAGAATTTATAAATGAAACAAAAAATGAAAGTTAAAGTATTTTCTATGAAGGGTTGTTCACATTGTGATGAATTAAAAAAACAGTTAAATGAAAATAAAATAAATTTCATTGAATTGGATGTTGATGAACATGAAGAGTTATATGAAAGTTTTTCAAAAAAAGTGGAGAATGAATTTTTACCTGCAATTATTATAGGTAAGACAGTATTTGTCCCTAATAAGTCATTTAAAACTATAACTGAGGCGGTGGGACATGTTAAAACTCACCTGTTGGGGCCTTAGGACCATCACCATTAAGGTTAAAATTTTGGTTATCTACATCATGTTTATCAATCATATTACCTAAAACATTAATGATATTATCAAATCTATCATCTTTTTTAGTGGAATACCCTAGTTGTCTACCACCATTACTTAAAAGAGATAATCTTACTTCATCTAAGACTTTTTTTATTTCATCATTTTCTACATATTGTAACGCAGATTCAATATATCTTAAACCATTCACTAAACTTTCCATACCTTTATGTGATAATGAAATTGCGATTTCATCTTTAGATTTATTTTTACCTTCTTTTAAAATTTTTTTAAGTTGACTTTCTGTTATAATAATTTTCATATTGTTTATTTTTTTTTTTGTAAGTATTATCTATTATCATTTATATATCCTTCATCATAATTAAACATATTACCATTATTATCATACTCATATTTCCTCCAATAACCATCAGAATTTTCATAATATATCACACTATCCTTATTATTATATTCCCATTTCCACCATCTACCCCTAGAATTTTCAGAATTTATTCTATTACCCCTATCATCATAATCACCTTTCTCCCAAAACCCATCAGAATCTTCATAATATATTCTATTACCCTTATCATCATATTCAAATTTCTCCCACCAACCACTAGAATTTTCTAGATATATCAGATAACCCTTATCATCATAGAAATATTCCCCATCAATACTTACATCATTACCCAATATCTTTTTCATTATATATTCCTGATCACCCTTTTCATATATGGTTAAACCTTCCATTGATCTTAAATAAGGTAAATGAACATGGTCAGATATTATATCTAATCTACGATAATGTCTATCAGATTTATCTATTTCCTCTCTTAATATTTTTTTTATTAATCTCTTCATAATTTTTTATCTTCTATCCCATATATCACCATCAGAATCTTCAGTATATATCTTATTACCCCTATCATCATATTCCCATTTCCTCCAATAACCATAAGAATTTTCATTATATATCATATTATCCTTATCATCATATTTAAATCTACCCCAAAACCCATCAGAACGTTCATAATATATCATATCACCCTTATCATCGTAGATATATACCCTGAGTCCTGTTTTGACAATAGATATATTACCATATATTTTACTTAATATATATTCCTGTTCTTCTTCAGTTAATTCAAGAACATTAAATATATTAAAATATGGTGGACCATATTCCTTAAAATAACCAAACAACAAATCTATTAAATCATAACCCTGACCTTCAGATAGATATTTAACCATTTCAATATTTTCATCTTGTCCAGAATTAAGAAGATTAAATAAGTTATCTTTAAATTCTTTATGTTCCCTTAGTATTCGTTTAATTAATTTTTTCATAATTTGTATTCAATATAAATATAATTTTTATTAATTTCAAAAGAATATCTTTTTTTTTTTAAGTTTTCCTAATAATTAAATATTTATATATAAATATATATTATGGCGAATTCTATTAATGATAATTTAAAAAAAGAATTATTTACACAAATAAAACATAGGTTAGGGGCACCAATAAGAAAAATTGAATTAGATTGGGATCAAATGAATTCTTTATTGGAAACTTCCATAGAAGATTATGCCCAAAGAGTACAAGATTGGTTAATAGAAAATCAATGGTCTTCATTATTAGGTAATAATGCAGATAAGTTAGATATTGCGTTTGCGTTAACAACAAGATCTTTAGATTATGAAAGTAGATTTTCTTATGCCTATTCTAAACAAGTTGGTCTACAACAAAGAGGTCCCTGGGAAATGAAAAAAGACTATATAACAGTAATTAAAGATCAACAAGTTTATCAGATACCTTCAGGTAGAGAAATTAATGAAATTCTTTGGATTACACCAAACTCAACTGATCATGCGTTATATTCTTTTGCAGGATTTGGTGATTATGGTTTTGGTGGTGGTTTCGGACAAGTACCCTTTGGTGGTGCAGGTCAAGGTGGGGGTTTAGGTAATGGTGGATTTTATGTCGCACCAGCCTTTGATGTTTTATTAAGGGCATCTGACTTTAGCCTTAAATCGAAATTATTAAGAAGTGAATTAACATATAAAGTTACTGCGGGACCTAATGGTACAAGATTATTACATCTTATGCCAATACCTGGTAGTGGGTTATCATTTGCCGGTGGTGGGTTAGTAGGTGGTGCTATTGGTTTGGCAGGTACTAAAGTTTGGTACCACTATTATGATACTTCAGACATGTCAGATGATGAAAAATTAAATTGTTTAAATGAAAATAAAGATATAATTAAATTACCAAATGAAGTACCCTTAACTAAATTAAGGTATTCAGATTTAAATGAACCGACAAGAATTTGGGTTAGAAGGTATCTCACTTCACTATTTAAAGAGGCATTAGGTAGAGTAAGAGGTAAATTTAGTGGTTCGTTAAAAGTCCCAGAGGCAGAATTAACTATGGATTACGATTCTTTATTGAGTGAAGGTAAAGAAGAACAATTAAAACTTTTGGAACAATTAGATTTAAGATTAGAAAGGTTAAGTAACCTTAAACAATTGGAAAATAAGGCATTAGAGTCTGAAAACTTAAATAAATCTTTAAGTTATAGACCCCTTGGTCTTTTTGTCATATGAAAATTCATCTTGGATATTATATTCTTCAAACATATAAGTAGGTGAAACCCCAATTTTATCCCAAAATTTTAATTCTTCATCTGTGATAGTTAAAAGTTCTTCAATTTTATCTTGATCACTTTCTTTATATGGTTGTCCAGATGTTAATTGTAATTCTTGTTTGGTGAAATAATTTCTGTCTAAAGGTGTGTTAATTAATAAATCATCTCTTACTGAATAATCAAAACAAACTAATAAGGGTTTTACTCTTTTATTAAAAGCGTCTAAATATCTTGGTACATTATATTCTATAGACATTTCTGTTTCATTTTCTAATACATCTTTAGGTATTAATTTACAATTTAACCTAATTGTTGTTGTGTATGCATCATCAGGATATTTTCCATTACCACTAAAAAATTGGTCCATTTCTTTTTTATTATATTTACATTTTGTAACCCTTTGAACATCACCATGAGATTTTTTCGTTGATGTGTTAACATAATGTATTGTGTCTCCTAAATCTACATTTAATTTCTCTTTAATTATTAGTTCCATATGTGCCTGTCTTGCCATTGCACCACCAGACTTATTTTTAGTTTTCATCTTTTTTTTATAATCATTTACACTTATTCTTACCCTTGATTTATTTGCAATTTTAGATAATGGTATTTCTAAGTTATAAATTTTTTCTACTGTTTCGTAATATTCATTCACAAAACTATGGCCATCACCATTTAATAATAGTTTAATACCTTTATCTATAAAATCTGATATATAGGTAGGCATTTTTTTTGATTTAATAGAATTACCCACTAATTTAACTTCACCATTAATTAAATCTGCATAATTTTTTCTTGCAATATTAATAGTTGCCTCACAAATTTCATCAATATCTAACCCCATACGACCTCTCATATATTTATCATTGTATTCTCCGACTACTGCATTCATACCAGTATAAGTTTTTCCTTTTTTATTAAATCTATGAACACCATTAGAAGTATAAATAAACTTATTAATATCTAATGGGATGGAATAATTAAAACCATCGGTATCACCTACTAGTGGTTTAAATCCCTTAGAAATAAAAAATCTAATCATATGTCTAAGATATTGTCTACCTGTACAAGTTATTTTTTCACCTATATCAGTATCACCCCAAGGATATACATGTGGTGCAGATATAGAACCAAACATACCATTATTTAACATTTTTAAAGGTAATTGTTTTTTATCAAAAAAAGATGACTTAATAAAATCACCTTTAAGTGCGTATTCATTTTTTAATGCCTTATAATGGTCACGTTTATCATAATTATATGTTAATAACCCTTTCATCGCACCACTTACATCACACTCAGTAAAAACATCATGTGTTAATTGTATTGATGGGTATAACCCTGCAAAATCAAACTTTACGACACCCACACTAAACCCAACCTCTAACAACCTAGATAACCCACCAATAAACCCTCTGGTTTTTTGAGTATGTGGTATTGCGATACCTAATTTATAATACCAACCTAACATTAGTAATTTCCAGGTGGCGGCAGTACCCATAGTAGATGTTCTCATAAAAGATGTGGGTATTATTTTTGATAAAAGATAAGTTGCCTGATTAAAAATATCATCAACTTTCTCTGTTTCCCATAAGTCATCTATGAGGTATCTTTCTACTATATCTGAACCTTTTAGTTTAATTGTGTTTTTAGGGACCACATCATCTATAATAACACCCCACTCACCATTTTCATCGTTTAACCAATAATCATTTAATTTGTCATTATATGTTTTACCTATTTTATCACCAGGTATGTATACACGATTAGGTTTTGCCGCATTAGAATATTGTGTAATATATTTTAACCCTGCCTTTTTTATTGAGGAATTAATTGCCTGTGCCCTTCTAACTGCATGATAAACGTCCATTATGTTATATCCAAACATATGTGTTTGTTCATACCATTCCATCTCAGGTCCCATTTTCACAGTTCTTTTTTTTCTATAAAAAGAACTCTTACCTAAGGTTAAGGCAATTTTTTTAATATCTATTTTTAATTTTTGACATCTTACTACTATAAAATTCCAATCAAAATTTTCAGAATTATAACCTGATATAATTGCAGGTTTTAAGTAATCAATAAATAGAAAAAATTTCGTTATTATATCTATTTCTAATGTTTTTAATGTTTCTTCATCTTCTTGTTCATTGTTAACAGATAATACATGTTGAAACCCTTTGTTATCTTTTATCCCAATCTGGAAAATTCTATGTCTATGTGGGTCCAAACCAGTAGTTTCTAAATCAAAAGATAGTCTATGGACATCACTATATTCTTCCATACCTTTAAAAAGTCTTTTTCCTGTTTGTATTAAAAACTGTTCTGTAGGTGAAATTGTTAAAAAGAAATTTCTAAATTCTGGTGAATTTTTATCACTAGGGTCTATTAATTTATCAGAAAATGGGTCTAAACCCCCTTTTTTAAAAAAATTAATTAAATCACCATATGTGCCTTTACAAGTTACTAAAAATTTGTAACCATTTTCTAACCTTAAAACTTCGTTATCATTCGCATCAACTGTTGAAAGTGGTATAAATTTAACTTTATATTCTCTCATTTTAGTCTTAACTAGTCTTGTATTTCCATTATAAAATAAAGACATAGGGGGAGATTTCATCCATAAAAAAGGTTTTAACGAATGTTTTTCAATTCTTTTACCATTTTCCTGATCATGAATTATTAAACTAATTTTATTTTCTCGATAAGAAGACTCTACACCTACAATATATTTTTGTTTATCATAACCTTCTAAATATTCTTTTATTTCTTCTATTATTGATGTGGACATAATAATAATTTAATGTGTTAAAATTGGTTATAATATTAGTAATAAAATTAATGAAAATCAATTTTCTAACACATTAATAAATAATTCATCTCTTATTGGGGCAACAAGAGTTCCTGTACCATCTAGGAAGGTTATAGTAAAATATCCAGTATATCTTCCTGATTTTTTTGTTTGTTTTTCAGTAAATTGATATACAATATAATATGTTGACACTTCACTATCTTCACAATTATTTGATGTTTGTTTTTCTATTATTGCATCTGAACATGCAATTTTTTTTATTTTTGTTTCAATATCGTACATAGAAAAAGTAATAGTGGCATTTTGTATCTTTTCGTAAAACATACGAAAATCATTTCTACCATCATTAACTAATTCCATTTTAAGTTTAGGTAATGTACTATCTTTATTTATAAAAAATTCCATATATATAAATACTCTTAATAACCAAATTTTAATTTATTTTTATCAAATTCATTTCTTATTGTTGTAATATCTAAACTACAACCATATAATTTAAATGTTGATACTGAACCTTCAAAAGAACCTGCGAAATTATTTTCTATTATTAGGTTATCATCTTTTATGTCTGGTCCATTAACTGTATTACTTTCTATTAAACCTTGTGTTCCACCACCCCAACTATAATTAAAAGGAACACCTTCTTGTTTTTCTCTATATTCATCTAATTCTTTAAATATAAACTCATCAAAATCTTCCACACTCCATTTAAGATACCCATTAATATATATAGTTAATAGACCTTTTCTACGTGGTACACCATTTAACTCACAACCAACATATTGTTCATATGGTTTAAAACGAACACTAATATGTAACCATTTATCTGTTGTGACCAAACCACTTAAACTATATGATTCATTAATTGTAACACCTGTTATATATTTCTCTGTGACAGTTACTGCGGTAGTAGTAGTCCCAGTACAATTGCAATCAAGTATAGTTGTTGCGGTAACCGCAGAACATACACCACTATAACCAAGACTCCTATACCCTATACTTCCATCATCTTTTATTCTAAATCCTAATGCGTTATTAACTATATCACCATCCCTATCTTTTTGTTGTGTTATTTCAGTTGTAATCCCTGTGAAACAACAACCCCCAGGTTGATACACCAAAAATGGGTTATTATTTAAAATTTCTTTACTTTCTTTTGGTGGTGGTAATGGGTAACCTGAAGTTGTAGTGTACCCTGTTTCACCACTAAATAAGTCCCAAAATTTATTTTCTGATCTAGTACCCATATAAAAGAAAAACCCTTTATTGTCTGGATTTATAGAATTTAAAGTGTTCCCAGTACACCCACTAGAAGATTTGTTTAACCAAAATGTTGATGTCCAACCATCTAAACAAGATACATTTAACCCTCCTAATCTTTCAGGTAAAATTTGATAATTATAAGGTATAGGTTTCCCATCATTATAATATTCATATGATATATTAGGGTCAATACCACATGTTTGTCCTGTTGTTCCGGAAGGTGGACACAGAAACCATTCTATTGGCCACGTAAACTTATTTTCAGTAATTTCTTTAAAATAAGTTTTATCAGATAATTTAAAAAATCCTTGATAAAATCCACCACATAATTTTGCGTACCTTCCTTCTGAAGAACCACTTAATATATTAATTGGGTATTCATATGTACAACCACTAACCCTTGTCATTGAAAATCTTGTGTCCCCAGAAGTTAAAACTAAAGTTGATCCCGTAAATGCAGATAAAAATGTTGAACCACTTGTTGAACCAGTACAATCATATAATATTAAACCATTGTCAATACCTGTAAGACCAATATCGTTTAAAGTGATTCCACTACCATTAATTGTTGAACCCGACCATGTAGTTAAACTATATAATGTGTCTCCAGAATAAGAATTATCATTACTAATATCTATATCAACTAAAATACAATCAGTTAATATTTCATCATTATCTTGTTCATCAGTACAATCATAACATAAAAATAAGTCCCAATAGTCACTATTAGATAACCTTATTTTATAACAATTATCGAAATTATGTTGATATATATTACTCATTTATTATTAATATATTATTGAAAATACATCATTAATTGCGTTTTCTAATGTTGTTGTAATTGTTATTTCATTTACACTATTTATTGCAGATAGATACCTATTAGAATAAATTTCTTGATGTTTTGTTAATGCGGATTGTATAAAATTAGTTAATTCTGTACTATCAATAAATGTTATACTTGCACCATCATTACCAATAAATTCAAATGGGTAATTAAAACTATCTTTAAATAATAACATACTATTATAATAAGGAAAACTTGTTCTATTAATAGGGTAACTATTATTACTTGATATAGGATATTCAAAAACTGTAGTTAAATTTCTTTCATCTTCTTTTTGTATTAATTCTATTTTACAATTTTTTGAAATCCTTAAAATTGATTCTTCTACATTTGTTGTTAAATCATTTTCAAATGATTCATATCTTATTTCTTTTATGTCATCTACACCAATAAAAAATTTTGTGTTTTCTATTAAATATTTACCTAAAAAATATGTGTTTTTTTGTAAATTTAAAATCGTGATGTTATAATTTTTTGAAATATATTCCATATTTTTTTTATCTTACTTGTGTTAATTGAACTAATACACTACCCGTAAAACTAGGGTTAGATCCACTATTTTCTATTGCCTTACCTATTGTTCCAGCAGATGCAAAATTATTCGAAGTTGCTAAACCTGTGCTATTAGTTAATGGATAAACATTATTACCTATAGTTATTGCAGGACCATAATCTACATAATACTTTCCAAAGTGTGCAACAGATATATATGTTGATGTGCCAGATATTACATCACCAAATTCAACAACAACTCCACCTGTTACATTTCTATCTGCGGTAGAACCTGGATAACTAATGATAGGGAATTCAACACTACCTATAGTTGCTGGAGAAGATGTTATAAATACTATATGTCTAACATCTACACTTTGCACTAAAGTATCTTCCACTGCTACAAACATTCCATCTGAAATCCATAACCCATAATCGCTTTTATATGTTTCAATAGTATTAGTTCTTAAATTAAAAATTTGAAAATTATTTGTTGGTGATGGGTAGGTACTATCTCTATCTACTTCATCATTAACGATACTATAACTACTACTCCCTGTTATTATATTATTATTACTATCTAACCCTAAATTTGTGAAAGAACCATTACTATTTAATGATGTTATGTTTAAATTTGGTACATAAGTAGTATCATTAGTTGTCGCAGTTATTCCTTGACCACCTAAAATAACACTTCTACTAACATTTGTATCTATTACATTTAAATTTCCACCTAATATGGCAGAAGAATTACCACTATTATTAATATTATTGTCAACACCACCTAATATTGCAGAATAATCACCATAAACACCACTAGTTGTACCAGTAATAGTAAAATGTGTAAAAGCGGTACGTCCACTTGCAATAGTACCACTTCCACCACCATGTGAATTATCACCACTTGCAATTGTACTATTATTTTGGGCATGTGATCGACTACCACTCGCAATAGTACTACTACCTTCAGCGTGTGAGAAAACACCACTTGCAACACCACTTCCTTCTGCGTGTGAAAAATCATTACTAGCTACTGAACCTTCTCCTTCAGCGTGTGACCCTGTACCACTTGCAGTTGTACCTTGACCTTCAGCATGTGAATGATCACCACTTGCAATAGTAACATTACCTTCAGCGTGTGATGATATACCACTTGCAAGAGTTAACCAACCTTCAGCATGTGAATACGCAGTAGATGCCGTAGTACTAAAACCCTCTGAATGTGAAATTAATCCATTAGCAATAGTTAAGACTCCTTCAGCGTGACACCCTATTCCACTTGCAATTGTTCCTGCCCCTTCAACATGACAATAAATTCCACTGGCAGTTGTTCCACTACCTTCAGCATGTGAATAATTACCACTCGCAATTGTTAACTTACCTTCCGCATGTGAACCTTCGCCACTTGAAGTTGTACTAATACCTTCAGCGTGTGAACCTTCGCTACTTGCAATAGTTAAGTGACCTTCTGCGTGTGAATAATTAGTTGCAAAGGTTCCAACCCCTTCAGCATGTGAACCATTTCCAGCAGTTGTCCCGCTACCTTCAGCATGTGAATATAGTTCAGCAATAGTTAAGACTCCTTCAGCATGTGAAAAATATCCAGCAGTTGTTCCAACACCTTCAGAATGTGAATAAATTCCAGCAGTTGTTCCACTACCTTCAGAATGTGAAGTTTCACCAGAAGATATTGTTAAATATCCTTCCGCATGTGAATTTTCACCAGAAGAAATTGTTAGATATCCTTCCGCATGTGAATTAATACCACTCGCAATTGTTAAGAATCCTTCAGCATGTGAGTTAGGGGAATTTGCAAATGTTTGTCTACCTTCTGCATGAGAATAAACAGTACTTGCAGTTGTTAAGAATCCTTCAGCGTGACAATATGCACCATTTGCAATAGTTAACCAACCTTCAGAATGTGAACCACCACTTGCAATTGTTCCAACACCTTCAGCATGAGCATAAGCACCAGCAGTTGTCCCACTACCTTCTACATGTGAATAATCACCACTTGCAGTTGTGTTTTTACCTTCAGAATATGAACCTTCACCACTTGCAATTGTTGTGTTACCCTTAGAATGTGAATAATCACCACTTGCAATAGTTAACCAACCTTCAGAATGTGATGCTATACCACTTGCAATAGTTAAGACTCCTTCAGCATGAGAATATGATGTAGTAGCGGATGTTTGAAAACCTTCACTATGTGAACCTTGACCACTAGATAGTGTTATATACCCTTCAGAATGCGAAATAAGTCCACTTGCAATTGTTCCAACACCTTCCGCATGAGAATAATCACCACTTGCAATAGTAACATTACCTTCAGAATGTGACACTAAACCACTTGCAGTTGTCCCACTACCTTCAGAATGTGAATTTTCACCAGAAGATATTGTTAAATACCCTTCAGAATGTGAATTTTCACCAGAAGATATTGTTAAATACCCTTCAGCGTGTGAACTTTGACCACTTGCAATAGTTAAGTGACCTTCTGCGTGTGAATAAAATCCGCTAGATAATGTTTCTCTACCTTCTGCGTGTGATGAAATAGAAGTTGCAGATGTTGATAAACCTTCACTATGAGATCCACCACCACTTGCAATTGTTCCACTACCTTCAGCATGTGTATAATTACCACTTGCAGTTGTACTAGTACCTTCAGAATGCGAACCTTCGCCACTTGCAGTTGTACTAATACCTTCAGCGTGTGAACTTTGACCACTTGCAATAGTTAACTGACCTTCTGCGTGTGAAATATCACCACTTGCAGTTGTAGTAAATCCTTCAGCGTGTGATGCTAAACCACTAGCAATTGTTAAATAATTTTGTGAAAACGCCCCTAAATTACCACTTGCAGTTGTTTGCAAACCAAATGCAGATGCGGAAGAACCAGTTGCGGAAGAACCACTATATTGTATATTATTATGTACTGTTATAGGAGAACAACCATATAAATTTGAAATATATAAATTAGTTATACAACTAGCAGATGTATTACCAGTAAATGTGTTACCTGATAAGGATGATAAATCTATAGGTGTTACAGAGGTATCATCATTTTTTTCTAATATTAAATTAAATCCGGTTAATGTACCACCAGTTACAAATGTATTAGTAGATGCACTTGACATAACACTCCATTCTGCATCACCATTTTCAGAGACTTGTGTTAATACATAACCAATAGTCCCTAAAGATGCACCATTTGTAATTGATAATTTATTTGTTGTTAATCTACCATCTACAGTTGCATCTTCTTTTGAAGATATATAATCTAATGGGCCTTTATAGTCTAAAGTTCCCGCAGAAAAATTTTCTTGTGTTGCCGTTGTAAATCCACTATAAAGAGTTGTTGCGGTTGTTGTTGATATATCTGCAACATTAAAAAATGAATATGTTACACTATACCCAGTATATTGTGTACCAATATTATAATCACCTGTCATACCTGTTTGAGTTAAAGTCCAATAAGGTCCAACAATTTGTGTATTTGCACTAAAAATTGTTATAGGTAAAGTTAATCCTGAAGTAGTTCCCGAAAATAAAGGGTTAGTCCATGTTGTTGCACTATACCCACTAAATAACACATTATAGTTAGGTGATAAAATATTTGACACATCAAATAATGTTGTACCAGTATTCCCACTAAAAACTGCATTTTCTGAAGATATAACACCTAAAGATACTGTTGTTGCAGTATTAACACCACTAGGGTATCCACTAAAAGGTATACCCACTTCTATCTTACCATCAAAAGTGGCAGTTTCACCTGTTATAATTTTAGATTGTCTGGCTAAATCTAATAAGGTTGTAAATTTATTTATAGGCATATTTCTATTTTAAAATAAATATTTGATATTCTACTATATTTATATAAAAAAACTTTTATTATGAATAAAAAATTTAAAAAGTCTGATATTAATAAATATTTAAAAAGAAAAAAACTAAAAAAAGGGTTAATAAATGAATTAATAGATACAAATGGTTCATTAATTAAACAAAATAATAATTATAAACAAAGTGTAAATTTTATAAAATCAAAAAAAACTACTGATGATTTTGTTAGAAACTCTACACAAGGTCCAGAGGCATATTTTATATATGGTGGACCATATTATGGTGTAAATTACACATATATTGTTAATGAAGAAGATGACCCATTAGAGGGGAGTTTAGAAAAACACCCTTTATTTGATGAAGAGGATGAATTTTATGATGAATTAAATGTTATACCTTCAAAGTATAGTAAAAAACCAGAGGAAAGAATGAGAAGGGATGCAAAAAAATTGGCAAAAAGTGAAATTTCAAAACATTATTATGATTTAGGTGGTGATCCTTTTGACGACACGATCCCTAGTGAACATTGGCGTAAATATAGTTTACCTTATGATACAAAATTTAATGATTTTGAAATTAATGAGGGGAAAGAAAAAATGAAATCATTAGTAGATGAAATTATTAGAAATAAAAGAAATAATGTGGGTATGGTTAAAAGGAGAAATGAACAAGATATTATGGTAGATAAAGTAGAAATACCTGATATTAGTGAATTAAAAACTGTATATGAGAAACCTATGGTTATTAGAAAATTAAATGTTTTATTGGATATTATTACTAAAGAAAATATTAAAGGTGAAGAATTAACAATCTTATTAAATCATTTATTAGATAATGTTGATATTTATAGTATTAATGATGAAGGAAGAGAATTATTAGGTGATAAAATTAAATATGAAGAAGAATAATAAAGGTGGAAATAGTGATTTACATGGTAAGAAATGGAAATGTCCAAATTATATTATGGATACGATAAAAGATGCGGTGAATAAATATGAAAAAAATGGTAAAAAGAAAAAAACACAAGGGTATAAGAGAGGGAAGGGTCTTATAGAGGATAATGAGATAGAATACAAACAGATGAAACGTATTAAAAACTGGTTTGATAAGTTTGAAGGTACACATAATGATATTGAATATAAACTTAATGGTGGAAAAACTATGCATAATTGGGTTGATTCAACGTTAAATAAGGAGAGGTTGGCATTAGAGGGACCCAAGAAGGTAAAAAGTGAAACTGGTTTGGCAAATCAATTTCTTAAACAACATGATAAAGATAATAATAAAATAAATAAAAATTCTTTGAAAATTAGGATACCTAGAATAAGTAAAGATGTTAGTGGTCAAATATGGAGAGGTAAACCTATTTATGAAGAAATAAAA